CGAACTTATTCGTGAATTATTCATATTTATAAAATTAATTTTGACCAGTTACTTAGTTTTACACCGCTTACCCTTCCCATGGGGTAGGCGGTGTTTTTAGTATGTCCTGTTGATGTTAGCTACTTTTTCTAACTTTGTAGGTGTAATCAACAAGACTTATATATGGGAAAAATAAAAATCATTACATTATGGCTTATGTCCGTAATCACGCTTTTTGGCTGTGCGGCTTCGCGTAAGACGATGACCGGCAGCCACGAAGAACGACGAGATAGCTCGGTGGTTGCTGTCACGGATAGTATGACAAAATCGGAGGTAGAGACGGACAGCACGGTACGTTTCGCCACGGACGAGAGTTATGCGTCCGGCTCTATGAGCGAGAAGGGTAGGGGAGAAGAGACCATTCAAGAACGAGTGACTGAGAGCACGGACGCTCAAGGCAACAACACCACCACCACCGATCGCACGATACACCGCAAGGGCGACTATGAGCGCAGCAGTTCGTACGAGCAACACTTAAAGCATCTTGAGGCGACTATATCACGGATGCAGCACACAATCGACAGTCTTGTGTTGAGTAATAAGCTGAACGTTGGCACCCACTGGGCGAAGAAGGACAGCACGAATGTGGTGAAGGAGAAGAATACGAATGATATAAAGTCAACATCGACTTCTAATCTAATCACACTCTTTTTATTCTGGATAGTTACTGTTGGAATTTGTACATGGCTTTACAATAAACGATAGAAGGTATGGGCAGAAAGAAACAAGACATGATAGAAGTCACCACGCAACCGGAAGTAACGCTTCAGGACTTTGTTATTCCTGCTAAGATTCAGGCGTTCTGCGACAAATACAAACCGCTGAGCCATTGGCGCGAAGACTGCGATGTGTTCACCGACTATCAGCTGCGCACGTACTTTAAGGCCGTAGTTTGTCCTCTGGGCGATCCGCTGTCTATCTATCTGCAGGAGTTGTCGGAGAGAGGCTTTAAGATGAGGGATGACGAGTGTGGCGAGCCCGTCATCTACGCAGCGCTGCGATGAGCGCCGTCAATTAACAACGAATAATTAATAATCAAAAATATAGAGATGAAGAAACCGCATTATTTCTACAAGGTGTCGGCAACATCAGATGTTGGCCGCGAAATTCAGAATTACATGAACCGATGTCAGGACGCCGAACAACAGGCTCTTGAATGGGCAAAAAAGCATGGCGCAGAACACTATTACGAGTCGCCTGATGGCATGGCAGGTGGAGTAGGCGCAGTGGAATTTGCCGACTCCTCCGAACGAGACGGGTGGGACAAGGAAGTGTCGCCCGATGGTCGCGTATTTTTTTTCCCGATGGCTGGAACCGACTTAGAAAAAGAGATGAATGCGCTACCCGTTGTAAGTGAAGCCGAACTGATCAGCATCTTTAGTTTGCAGCCAAAGCGCACAAAAAACAACCTCCCCCTGCCGATGACCTTTGGTGATAGCACGCCCGTTGTTTTCCTCCATCAAGGCTTCTGGTATGCCGACGTACCGTATGTGAGTGCAGATATGACGCTTACGCAGATAGAAGAGAAGGAGTTTTATCGTCGTAGAATGGCGGCTATAAATGAACAGAAATAAGCAGTAAGTAGTTTAATAGTTAATAAAGTAGTTAATAACTTTAAGTTAGTTTTTTAGGTTTAAGTTAGTTTTGTGCGTTACCCGTCCGTGAGGATAGGTAACGTTTTTGCTTTCTACCTTAGTCATGTGTCGGATGTTCGGCAACCATATATCCGTCGTTCGCACTCGTATTCTTGTAGCGCCTTGCGTCGTTGAGTATACTCGTAAGGTTCGCTATCTGCTTTTGCTGTTCAGCAATGATGTCGAGTAGGCGATGCTGTTGCTCCAAGTGTTTATTCTCCAGCTCTATTATAGCCGCAAGACTGGCTTCACTGACGCTGTCTGCTGTAGGCTGGCTTGTGCCTTCTTTTGCAGCGCCAACTTTGTTAGCAGTTTTTGCCGATGTCTCTTGCTTATTCGCAGTGTCGTTTTGCTTCGTTACGACACCAGGCACTACAGACGGAATTATTCGTACATCAAGAGGATTCAGCATAGAGCGTTCTCCGTGCTGTCTGTCGTCTGTGTTGCTTGCATAGCCTTGCGTTGGCTCTAATATGTCGTCCGGAGTAGGCATTCCTGGAACAACAGCAGCGTCCGTGCCGGCATCTGCATTGCGGAAGAACGCTGACAGAGGAATCTGAAAAGCATTGCAGAGTCTGAGCATACTTATGACAGGCATCGGGCCTTCTCCTCTTGCCCATGCTTTGAACCGATTGTTAGACTTTGCACCGAGAGCTTGTAGTATCTCGCCTTTGGGTATTTCCGGATTTGCGTTTAGCCATTCGTTGAGGAATGAAAAGTTGTATTGGTACTTCATAATGATAAGTGTTAATGTAAAAACTCTAAATATTAAAAAATGCAAAAGAATTGAATTAACCAACACTAAGTATTGCTTGTTTCAATTTTAAGAATTATATTTGCATCAAAATTAAGTAATAAGAATTAAATGACCAAGGAAATCGTTGAAAAAATAGCTAATTCATACACACCTTTGCAGGTTGATGATTTGTCCGTTGAAGACAAAAAAGCCCTGTACGTCGTTTTGGCAAAAAAAGGTTTTACGCTTGCTACTTTTTACCTTCGATTCTTTCAGAAAGGTTTTTCGAAATGGGAGATAGAAGGCATCAACGAGTGTAAGCGCCAATTCTTACTATTGCCTGATGTTTCACAGCTATTGTTAGACTATGTATGCGAAGATGATCCGCAGATGGTGAACGGTGATAAAGGATATTTATATACCTTGGCGCAGAGCGACGAGCCGGGGTTATTCTATTCTTGCTTAAAGCGCGCGAACGCTGGCATGTGCAACAAGTTCATCGCTTACATGAATGAGCGAGGAATGAGTGCAGCAACAGTGATTAAGCGTTTCACTGTGGAGAACTGGAAACCGTGGGAGCAGGAGGGCATCCGAAGCATTCTTGCTTCTTATACAACTAACGAATAACTATAATATACTATTTATGCTTGATATTACGCTTGATTTTGAAACTTGCTCGTTGTGCCCTACGGCAGCGGTGATGTCAATCGGCGCCGTGGCGTGGATGCGAGATGCCGAAAAATCTCCATTTTACAAGTTAAGCTCTGATGCGCTTGATACCTCAAGTGTATTCTCGTGTCACATCGACCTTCGCAGTATGTTTGTCAATAATTTCACCTTCGACGGCAAGACAGCCGAATGGTGGGGTACAAAGAGTGACGAAGCCAAAGCTGCGTTGTTAAGTGTTGATAGCTATGAGCTGCCCTGCCGTCCGATAGAAGTAGCTATAAAAGATTTTTTCGAGTGGATGGAGGACTTTAAGCAGGAGCAGTGTGATGAAGAGGTGTGCCTTTGGGCGCAAGGTTCGGATTTTGACATTGCTATATTGCGCAACATCTGCTATAAGCTAAACATCGAAGTCCCAGTACATCACGTCAACTTCCGCGACCATCGTACGTTTATCTACGAAGCAGCTCGTTTGATCTGTAATGCCCGTGGAGCGTTCTATCATCCGAGCAAGGCGTATGACCTTGTGGATGATTATAAGAAGGTGGAGCAAGGTGCGGAGCACGACTCGGTATTCGACTGCAAGCGTAGTATCTATTCGACGTGGCAGATGATGAAACGTTTGAAACGGTTGAAGTACCCTGACGAGTAATGAAACAGTCTATACATCGTAAGAATTTCCACCGCATTGCCTATACCGAAGCCTTGCGTGATGACGACAGCAACCTTCGTGTACTGCTCTTTCACGCCCCCTTCGCCTTAGTGAAGGGTGTGTGTCAAAAGATGTTCACAATGATGCGGGGCAATATAGGAAACATATTAGTGAAGAACGAACATTCTTGCCGCGTGAGAAACGGCAAATGTTATTGGCGCGTGGCGGTAGAGATAATAGGTCTCAACGAGAATATCGTGTCGTTCACGGAGTTCGTGCTTATGATGATAAGTTGTATGCGAAGAACAGCCAACTGCACTATCCGTCACTACCGTACCGAGACGTTTCTGAACTTATAGTGAATAAACAAATGTAAAATAAAAGAACAAAGGACAGCATGGCGATGGAGGTAACGGCAACGTCCTCCTATAAGTAAGCCTTCCAGTGTGGACGTTAGAGCCTCGGAAACTGGTAACGCTGAAAAAGTTTGGCACATCGCCGGCTGTCCTTTTTAAACAATAACGGCAATCATGTTCTTTCACCCGATATTAAACCGCCTTGCCAACATCGACCTGCACCTTCTCGTGAAGCCTGCCAACGAGCAGCGCATCGAGGGTCAGACCGCGTGCTTCTGTCCTATCTGCAAGAATGGGCAGGACGCAGATGCCGATGTCAAGCAGACGCCTCATTTCATTATCTACGAGAATGAACGAGGTGGACTGTATGATGGCAATGGCGTTGACGGCAATCGTCTGTCTGAACATGGAGCTGTAAAATGGAAATGCACCCGGACTGGCAAGACCGGCTACGGAGCTGTTGAATTGTATGCAGCGAAGATGGATCTCCCGATGCACGGATATAGTCTTCAGCGCATCTGCCAAAGACTTGTAAGGGATGTGTATGGCGATACCGACGAGGTGCGCCGTGCCTTCCCCGAAGTGTTTGCCAAGATGGACTACCGTACCCAGGCACAGCAGACCATCGAGACATTCTCTTTCTTGCCGAAGACCGACTTCTCGCCACAAGAACTTGCAGCCCTTGGGTGTGAGGTGACGCTCGACAAAGGATTGCCTCGCTTCGGCTTTGGCAGCACGTTCACGCCCGACATGCTCAATAAGGACTTCCGTATCTATTCCCTTCTGAGCGTAACGCTGCCCGACGTGATACGCGACGGTCAGCACGTTAGCGAGATTATTCATGGCACGCCTTGGAATCCCTTGTTCGTATGCTTTGCCTCGCAGGAGATTGGTCCGCAAAACTCATACGGATGTTTCTTCCGTCCGGCAATGGCTGGCAGTGAACCGATAGTGTTTTCTACCGCCGAGGAGCATGGCGTGAGGAAGGTGAGCAAGTGGCTCATGGGCGACAACGTGTTCGTCTATGCAATGGATCAGCGCAAGAGCGACAATACAGCTGTTCATGCTGCCATCGCCAAGTACGCCCCCGAAGAAAAATATACCGAGACCAAGGAGGTTTGGGAGGAGAATGAGACTAAGGATGGAGTATTGAAAGGTACGTTCAAGAAGGTGGACGTAAAAATTCCTACCGCCGAGATAAAGGCTCGCAACATCGTCTTTTGTCGTACTCCCGAAGACGCATTGAGCGTGTATTATGCCATGCGTTCCTTGCGCCTTGACAAGATGGAAGACCAACACTTCCAAGACTTCTGTTGGTATCACGTGGCGTTCTCCATTGGACGGAGAAACTTCTGGTACATAGAGCGTGGTGAGTGGAAACGGGAGAATATTGACTTTAGCGGTGTGCAATACCAGAAGATGAACCGCTTTGCCGAGCACGTCATTATTCTATACCCTAACGACATTGCCTCACAGCGCGACTGCGGGACTATATGCACCAAGTTCAGCTCATTGTATTATGCAATGCTGCCAGAAGGTTTCCGATCGCGTTATTGCCGACGCTGGCAATGGCTGTATGGCTGCTCTCCCCGGAGTGTGCGCGACTATCTGTTGACGTACACCATGAATGCGGAAGAGAACTTCCAGTTCGACCATGACCTTCGCCTTCCACTCTACTCCCGATTGCGTGGAGCCAGGAACACGGAACCTTTCGAGATAGAATATCCGCGTGACCCTCGAAGCGGAAAGCCAAAGCCACCGACCTGCAAGGTGTCGCCCACAAGGTTGTGGCTCTTTATGACCGCTCACGGATATTATCGTATGATAGACCCCGAGAGCACCGACCTTGTCGGACAGTATATCCACCTGAACAAATGCTTTGTGGAGTATATCGACGCAAAGAGTATCATCCAGGCAGCAAAGACAATGCTATTGGAATATATAGAACAGGCATGGCGGCATAGCGACAACGAGCGACGTTTAATGTCTGACTGCGCTAATATGGTGGACAAGACCTTCACGGAGAAGTCTGCCGGAGGTTTGCAGAGCATGGTGATAAACTTTGCTGATGCCTTCAATGCCAAGACGGAGTATTTTTACTTCAACAATGTAGCATTGAAGATAACACCCGACAGCATCCGCACGGTGTCTTACGACGACATAAACTTCTTCATCCCCTCGCTTGCCAAGAAGCCGTATGACTTCACGATGCGAGTGTTCAAGACACCGTTCACCATCACCGAACGACAGGAATACCGCGACCGACTGGAAGCGATAGACAAGAAGGAGAAGATGCAGAATGAGGACGGGTCGCCAGTTTTCACCTACGACGAGATAAAGCAGATGCGTGGCGACCTGATGGAATGGGCGCAGACATACCGTTGGGATGTCAACTGGCAAGGACAGCAAGAAAAAGACCTTTGGCCTATTCTGCGCATAGTGCGCGGATTCTCAAACACCCTTTGGGAGCGAGAAAGAGACGTGCAACGTAGCAAAGAGAAGCTTACTGATGACGAGCGAGCCGTAATAAACGCCCATTTCGCCAATATGCTTTCGGGCATAGGCAGGCTTTGTTATCGTTCATGGGAAGGGATGCAGAACGTCTGCCCTTATCTTCTTGAGGATAATATCGCCGACGAGAAACAAGCCTCTGGTGGTAGTGGTAAGTCGGTATTGGTAAACCTCGTGGTTGGTTCGGCTGTCAATGTGTTCTGTGTTGATATGAAAGACTTCCTTACCGTTGTCGATGCAAAGTTCTGTCTTTCCGACTTGCTCATATATCCCGGCAAATATCGGGTTGTACACTGGGAGGACAAGCAGAAGAACTATCCGCTCAAATACTTCTACAACAAGATTACCAAAGGTACGAAGGTTGAAAAGAAATTTGGCGACCCCGTCAGTCTGAAGATGGAAGACTCGCCGATGCACGTCATAACAAGCAACAGTCCGTTGAGCGACGACGACCCATCTACTATAGGTCGTTTTCCTTTGGTTAGTTTCTCCGACCGCTTCGCTCGCGAGAATCCTCAAAAGCGACAGCCGGCGCGATCACCATCCGACATTATGAAGCGTTTTGATACCGACCCCGCCAAACTGACCGACACCGACCGCAACCAAGCCATCTACATCTGCGCCTTGGCAGTGCAGTTCTTGATGCGCTATCACACCTTTGCCATTGCACCGCAAGGCAATGTGCGTCGCCGCCAGATGGTGCAGAAGCTCACCGAGAGCATTGTCCGCTACTTCGAGTGGTTCTTCTCTCGCAACGAGGTCTACGGAGTGCCGATATGTACCGATGATATGTTCAACGAGTTCATGCGCGACTGGGCCGATGCTTCCGAGGGTAAGTCGAAGGAGTATAGTCGAGCCACCTTCAAGAAGAAGATATACGACTATTGCGAAAATATGTCGATAACGTGCAATCCTAAGCATCTCTTCGAGAACGAGAGCGACAAGCAGCGCAAGTGTTTCAAGCTGCAGGCTTGGGTTACGCAGGAATACTTCACCGGTCGTGAGTGGGAGAATGACAACACCATCGAGCCGAAGTTCATCCGCTACATGCAGACTTCCAAGCACGTATTCTTCTTCTTCCGTCCTGGCAAGGATGCGATACCGAAGGACTACCGCGAGCTCAAGCGCATAGCAAAAGCCTTTGCCGAGCAGCCCGACCCACTGCCTTACCGCGATGACGATGGTAACATCATCACGCTTACCGACGAGGAAAAAGAACGCTGGGAGAACAATAAGACACGCAAGCAAGGTCGGCGCATGGCGTCGCCTCCGGCAATTACTACCGCCGCAGCTGTTACTCCGGACGTAAAGGAGGAGGATTTGCCGTTCTGATTGGAAAAAGTCAAGCTTAAAATATATATAGAGTATGAAGTTATACCGATATATGTCCGCCAACGAATGCAGTCAGTTGGTTCGTGGCGAAACATTAACAAACACAACCGATCACAGCTCGACTCGCGGCACGGCAAGTACGGCAAAAGGTTTCAGTTTCGGTATCGGAGATTCCGAGCAGGCAAAAAAGGATTTACGCAGGTTGCGTGGAATTATCCGTGCTGAAAGACTTCTGGTGTTCGAGCCAAAGGACATTTCTAAGTTCACGCCATGCCAGGGTCGGTATGTTGATTACGAAAAGATAGATTCCGAAGGTAAGTGCGTTGACGACTATCCTATAGACGGAATGCCTTGCAGGATGTTCGACGAGTATTGCATTGAAAGTTATTCGTTGGACGACATTGAGTGCGTTGATTTGGTTTCCAAATGTTCAGTCGTTCCTTGCTACCCTGAAGAGGTCTTAAGGGTGTATGCCTTTTTGAGGCGTTTTATAAGATAATACAAACAACAAAAAACAATAAATAATATGGCAAGTTACAATGGCAATATCGACCTGCTTTCGCTCAACGGCGCACAGGTGTACAAGGGTATTGACAAGAACAACCCCGAGAGAGTGTATGTCTGCATTCCGGCAGGCTTGAACGAAATTAAAGTGGAGCAGGCTCCTAAAGACCCTGCTCGCACATTGGCTAAGTTGCGTGTAAACATCTGGCCACTCAACGAGCAGTACAAGGCTAAGGTGCGCCAGGCTGCTTTGGAGCGTGGCGACAGCAACGTGACCGTACCGACACACGAAATGCAGATGTCGTTTTCGGTTGACTATATCAAGGACATTGTACGGAAGTTTCCGAAGCTCGTAGAGCAAGTGAAGGAAGCCAACAAAGAACGCGACCCCGAGATTGTAAACCAAGACCCCACCGACGAGGATACTCACCTCTTCAAGGCTATCCGCCAGCGAATGAATAAGCGCCTGGCCATGCTCTATCAGCCACAGCCGACGCAGCATCCGTCCCCCTATACTACACCTAATGTGGGCGTAGCAGGTGCAGCTACTGGATACGTAGCACCAGCCGAGAGCACTGACCCACTCGCCGGCTATACCGATGCCGACGTAGGCGACCTGCCGTTCTAAATCAAAATTCGCAATGCGCAACAATTCAAAATTCAAAATTCAAAACTCAAAAATATGAAACTTCAAGCCCAATCATCACGCACTTTACACGCTGCCCTTAACAAGTCAGCAAAGTGTATCGGCTCAAAAAATCCAATTGCCATTTTCGACAACGTGCTGCTGACATGCAACGAAAGCGGTCTATTCTTTCTTACGTCGTCTACTGCAGAAGCACAGTTCACCATCCCGGCGCCCCTTTCGTTGTGCGGTGGCAAGTTTGAAAAGCCGATAGTGCTGCCCATCAAAATGCTCAGTTCGCTGTTAGGCACGCTGCCCGACTGCGTTGTTACTCTGGATGTAGAGGAGGGTGGCTCGTCGTTCACCGTAGAGTATTGCACTGGCAGTGGCGATAACGTTAAGTCGGGCAAGGCTAAAATGGCATATTTCTCGGGCGACGAATACCCCCAGATGCAGTTGCCCAAGAGTGAGGCATCGACAATCATTTGTCTGCCTTGCCAGTTATTTCATTCTGTTATAGATACTGCTGACAAGTTTGTTCAGATAGACGAGTATCGCCCTCAGCTTTCCAGTTTGTGCGTAGACATTGCTGACGACCGCTCAGAGGTGGTCTTTGCGGCTACGAACGGACACGCGCTTGCGAAGATAGTACACAGCAATGATCCGCAGAAGGGTGGTAGTGATTTCTTCCGTAGTGGCGAGCCTCGCAAGACGCTTATCCACCGCAACTACTTCCGTACGTTGTCTGCCTTTGACGGCTGCGAGGAGATCAGTATCGAGAACGACGGAAACACCATTCGTTTTTCGTCGGGCGACATCGAACTTATCTGCAAGCACATGGAGGGCAAGTACCCTAACTACAACGGCGTAATTCCGAAGTCCAACCCTTACTTCGTCGTATTCGAAAAGAAGGAAATGATTGACATCCTGCGTCGTGTTAGTCTATTCTCAAGTAGCGCAAGCAATCTTGTCAAGGTAGAGAAGAACGGCATCTTCATCAACGTTTCTGCGAGTGATATGGATTTTGCTATGTCCGGCGAGGACCAGGTGCTCATATCTAACGCAGAATGCCCCGACAATTTCCGTATCGGATTGAAGTCGTCGGCTTTTCAGACCTGCATCAACTCCATTCCTTCAGACACCATCCGTATGCAGTTGCTTGACGCTTCGCACGCCGTAGTGCTCACCGCCGACACACCTGCACCTAAAGTGATGACGCTTGTGATGCCGATGGTACTTGACGACTAATCGATAATTAATAACTAATAATTAATAATCAAATGGACGATACTCTACTTTTCATTCCGCCTTGCTGTGTAGACACCAAGCTACCCAAGGCTGTCAATCAAGCGCCCCACCGTCAGCTTACGTTTTACACACATGGCGACGTGACGGTAGAGAAATTCTATAAGGCAGTGAGCCACCTCGTGATAGACTCGCACGTGATGGTGCTCACCATGCCTTGCCCCAAGCTGGAGACTTTCATGTTTCTGGCGCAGTGCTTTGAGCGGGGATGGATTACCCACCTCATACTCTCCACTGTTTACTCATGCGATTCTTTGCTGAATAAGCATCTGGGCGAATATGTAGACCGCATCATCTATACACAGAGCGATGATGTGAGTTTTTTTAGCAGTCACATGGTGCTTTACAACAAAGACCGCGCCTTGACGCTCAGCGGACCGATGTTCGATCGTCCTCAAACCGACGCGGCTCTCGTGACCTACTCTCTCGTGTTCTATCCATCCCACCTGCTAAACTCCACAGCCGACTGGGGCAATTCTCTCCGCAATATCCTCTTCCCCGACGTTCTGCGTCAGCGCAAGAAGATGTTTGCAGGAGGCGTAAAACGAATAACCGATAAGGAAATTGACCGATTTATACATCTTGAATTTCCGCCCATGCGGGAATAATGAATTACCAAAATGAGACCTTTAACCCAATCTTATACAGAGCTGCGTCGTTTCGTTGAAAAATGGCAATGGGACGACCCGCGCACGGGGCAACGTGTCACCGGCTTCAATCCACCGCAGACAGCGCGCAACGTGTCACGTATGCCGTTCTACATCAGGTTTCTCACCAAGACCGGACACGTAGATGCCGGCATGTGCATCTGCCTCGCCGTAAACACCGACCGTCATCAGCGCAAGGTGCAGTTCGTCGAGAGTGGGGAGATAAGAGTTGTGAACGACGTACTCGTGCTCGAAGTAGACGGCACGAGATTTATTACGCATTAACTGTTTCTTTATTATATGTATTACACGTTAAAGTATAGTTTTTGGTAATAAGTTTTTACAAGAAAATCAAGTTTGTTCCGTTCGTGAGGATATACACTTGAACCACGTTTTTTATTTTATTATACTTGTTGTTTCTCTTGGTTCGTGAGAATAAAGAGGCTTTTCATAGTAAAAATTTAAACCAAGATATTATGAGCAATTTATTAAAATGTTTTTTCGGTGAGAAAGAAAAGACAACGAAAGAAACTCTGAGAGACATCTTAGAAATAAGGCGTATTTTTCAGAAATGGGAAAACCATCGCTTGATATATTGGCGGAGAAAAGACAAACTTCTTTTAATAGAAGAGTCTCTTGCTGTTGTTGAGCTCTCTAAGGGAAGGGAGTTGTTTATAGACTTTCTGATAAAGGCTGCGTTATGGCAGAATAGCCGTATCTTAGATGAAGCCTACGAAGCCCACCGTCTGAAGATGGAGACCGAGGCTGTACGCAAGGCGCGGGCTCAGTTCGCTATGCTCACTAAAGCCGACATGCAGCGCATCCGTCAGAACGCACGTGAGAATATGGATATGATACCGCCAGAGCAGCTCGACTATATAAAGGAGTTCGACATCTTTATCCTTCGTGCCGGTGCTCCATCTGCTGAGCTGGCTACAGAGGCGAACGGACAGTTGCTCGCTATCGGCCATTTTGACGGAGAGAAGGTGGAGATGGCAATGTACGACGACGTTAAGTACAATCTATTTAAACCGAAAGAAAATGATTAAACTTTCATTAGACCGCCACGATTTTCTTTATGCCCTTGAAGGTTTTGCGTACGGATCTCATTTGCGTCAGCACGTTTGGAGGACTATGGTGTATGCGTCGATACCGCAGATGTCGGTAGAGGACATGGACTACTTTTGGTTCTTCTTGCGGCGTGATTTTTTCGGTTCGTACTTTCGAGAAAAAGAAGATTCGGTGCAAACGCGTTTTGGCTATTACGACTTTATGCACGTTCTTGCGGTGCTGCATCGCGGCAACCGATATAAGGTGACACTTAGAACAAAGGAGGGAGAAGAAGCGCAGCGCTGCCTATGCTACAGATTTGACGGACACTACCGCCCGCTGCATAATTATCAGCGCAGCAAGAAACGGAGACGCTTACGTTTAGAAAAGAAGGTTGCGTTGTTTGACCTCTTTATTCCTGACGAGAATATAAGCGTTGCCGTAAAAGTCAAGAGTGGGGCAAACAAGTTCGTAGAGGAAAACAAGGAAGAATGGTGGAAAGACCTTGACATTTATGATGACTTCCGTCGGAGATTCGGCCTAACGGTTGAGAAGTGCGATTATTGACAATTAAAACAAAAACGAATGGCAACAAAGATATATCATACCAAACTGGAAGGTTTGGCAAACGATAAAGAGGTAAGGAAGGTTGCGGTAACATTGTTCCGCAATTCCTGCAATCGGCTTGCCGATTTGGTGAACGCAAAGCTATTTGACGGATCACGCAACTGGTATTGGATAGCTGATGAGATAGGAGGCACGTGCGACTTCGAAGAAGCCGACTCTTTATCTCCCGAGGAGATGGCGCGTATTTTGGAGGCGGATATGAGTCACGAAGATTATGTTGAGTGGCGCGAAGCGAATTTGGCAAACGACCGATACATCAATCTGAAGTCGTGGCTTTTGGGCGCACGGCACGATATGTTTAAAGAAGAAACGAAAACTTTTGAATAATTTATCGGATAAAAACAATTTGTTCTTAAATTATTTTTTTCTTTTCTTAGCGAAGGAAAGTTTTAAAACATTGGCAGTCGCTGTGAAGCGGCTGCCTTTTTTTACCTTCCACTCGGCATCACGAACCAACCGCCGCCACTCCTGTAGTATTTGTAGCCAAGATATAGAGTGTCAAAAGCATCGGTAAAGTCGGTACGTTGCTGCAGTGGCAGCGTCTCCTCACTTTCCGGCTTCTTTTCGCCCGACTTATCCTTATGAAATCCCTTGTACGAAATCTGCACCTCGCACATCTGCATGGCGATGATAAGGTCGGGGTTGTTTATTTGGTTAATACGGATGGCGGGGTAGGAGAGGTGAGCAAGACCGTCATTAATGATTTGATGTTTCACCTCGTGCTTCTCCGGAGCGCCCAAGTCTATTGCTGTCACGTTCCACCCTCGTTTCTCCAGTTCTGCAATCACAATCATATAGAAGCGCTCGTCGCTCGAAGCGTACGAGGCTCCCTGCTTGGCAGTGGCATCATAGAAATACGTCACGTCGCGGTTGACGGCTCGCTTTGGAGCGTAGTAGTCTGAGAAATCGGCAATTAGTTCGCGTAGTTTGCGCTCGTTCTTTACGTAAAAACTCTTTATCACATTCAGACACTCCATGCCGTCACGCGCGTAGCCTTGTCCCACAACGAGCGTATTGATGTTAGCATTATAGTCGAGAGCTATATATAGAGGCAGGGAGTTAATGCAGTCGGAATCCATGCGACAGTCGTTGCGCTCGGCGAGTTCCTGGAAGTCGGGCTGGTAGCTCTCGCTTGTAATGCGCTTGCCACCGATGATGCCTGTAGATTTTTGAGTAGAAAACTTTGCGGAGCTGAGAGGGTCTATCTCGTCGGGGATATAGCCATGCACATGGTCGATGTCAAGATTTGAGTAAAAGCCGTCGTTCGACTTCTGCATCTTTATATTGAGAATTGATACGGCGAAGGTATATGGTGGCAGGTCACGCTTCATCTGACGAATATAGTCTTCACCTAAAATATCCACATTGTCGAGAGATGAAGCACGACGCACACAGAAAGCCACTCGGCGCAGTTCACGTAGATAACCGTCCGTGAACTTCTTTGAGCGCAGAAACATCTGCATTTCGAAATCCTCTTCTGGCGTAATAAGGTATTCGTAATCGTAAACCAGTTCGGCATCCTTTAGTGGAATGAGTTTATAGTTTACCGCCATATCCACCATTGCCTTCGTGACATGTTTACCATGATTGGGCATGATGCGGAACTGTCCTTCATGCTTCATCATCTTCAGAGCCACGGCACGTATCATCGTGCGCAGCTCCTTCGGTACCACATGAACACCGTGACCGGTCTTCTTTGCGTTATACAGCAGGTCGTTGTAGCGTATCACCTTATTTGCATAATCCTCCAACTGCTCCTGCACCCATCGGTAAGTCTTGCCCTTGAACGGACCCGTCTCAACGGTCAAGTCCAGTTTCTCCTCCTCCTTCTCCAGCCACGAACCTTTGGCAGTGAGTGAGGCATCCGAGAGAAAGCGTGTTGATTTATACATCGGGTTGTGGTCAGAGAAGTTGATGTCACCCAGCGGATGCGTCTGACCTGAAAGAGCCGGCATCAATTCGTCCGTTACTTTCTTATAAGGAAAGAATCTCGCCTCGTCGCCCACCATTGCCGAGAACGTGTAGGAGTTGGCAGAGGCAGTCTGCGAGAGAGAAATAAGAACCCATCCGGCACCATTCGCCAGCCAAATGTAGTTGTCGTAGTTCTTAGGTTTGAAGATACTCTCGCGAGCATGTTTCGGCGGTCGTCCCCACCCGAAGTGGATGCCCTGCGTAAAGCCGAACATACGCTCCATAGCCGCCATCGTACTCGGTATGGTCTTGCCGAAGCCCTGTTGACGCGATACTGCCACCCATGCGCCGAGCATACCAGGCATGGAGTTGCTTGCCGTCCAGACGTAAGGAGCCACCAGTCCGTCGGTCTTACCCACACGGGCAGCAATCACTCGCTCGTCCTTGGCTCCCATGTATAGCGACTGCTGCTGGAACTTAGTTAAGTATATGTTATGTGCTTGCTGCATGTTTTTTCCTAATTCTTAATTCGGCCTATATGCCATTTGTTGCACGTCCTGCACCGATACACCGTATATCCCTGTGCCTTGATCTTCGGGTTCTCCTGCAAGAACTCCCAAGCATCATTCTCCGTTTCGTATGATTCCTTCGCCTTCCACGAGTGTTGCTTGCGTGTGTAGTGTTCAGGGTCCGGCTTGAATGGTGGCACTTTGTTGAAGTATTTGTGTCTGTTGTTGCCCATTTAGTTTTATGTTGTTTTATAGTGAATATATTCGCTATAGTTTAATTGAACCATTTTACGGTGGTATCGCCCTTATATCCTTTCTCCCATACGAACCATGCGTAGGCGGCGGCGCTGCCCTTTATTGCATCGAAATCGCCGTTGGGTGCGCATTTCAGCCTTGATGAACTTACCCAAACGCGAATGGGGGGGTAGAACGGAACAGCGCGCGACGTGCCTTGCCTTCGAGAAACTGCAGCTTGAGGAACATCGCGACCTTCTTACCTTCGGGAATGATGCTCAGAGCCTTCTCAACGAACTGTTGCGCATATTTGTAGGGTGGATTGGTCACGATGTTTCCGTCCCACGCCAAGTTGTCAATAGCGAGGAAGTCAGCCACCTCGCCGTAACCTCTATTCACAAGGTCGCGGCTCACCACCTCGTACCCTGCCGCCTTCAGTACCTCGCTTATGTGTCCTTCGCCACATGCAGGTTCCAATATTCTACCGTCGAATTGTTCCAACCGGCAAAGCCACTCCGTAGCTTTTGGTTCTGTAGCGTAATAGTCCTCATGCTGCCGTTCCCCGTTTGCATGATTACTCGCCCCCAATGTCTTGAACACGGCAGCCGAGCCACCCACCCAGTCCTTAGCCATTGCGAACCTCCTTTCCTCGATGATTGTTGATATTCATAATATATGTTGTTTTAAAGTACTAATAGAACTCACGAAAAGTCGTCGTTACCCGAACGCAATCTGAGTGGGCGGCGAACGCAATCCGAGCGGACGGCGAACGCAATCCAATCGGACGGCGTACGAGGTCTGATCGGACGGCGTCCAGCACGCCCATTCATCGCCTCCTCTACCAGCCCAATTATCATTTATATTTTGTTTTCTTCAGTATTGTCTTTTTGCTCGAACTCGTACCGCAGTGGCATTTCCTTATCATGCGAAATTTCTTTCTCTTCCATGTATTCAAAGTAATCCGGTTCTTCCGGCTTTCCGCCACTGAGCAGTTCATCATCCTCGATTTCCTGGAGGTCTTTTGTGGTAAGCCCATACTTGCGAGCCATGCGCTGCTTCTCCTCTTCGGTGTAGCTTACGCGGTCGCGCTTGATGATGCTTACGTCCTGCGTGATGGCAATACGACTCATGTCCGGCATCTCGTCTGTAGCGTCCTTCTCCTCCTGAAAGTTGCCATACACGTTAGCCAGGGCCTGCATACCTTTATCTACTGCACGATCGTTATTCTGCTGCTTACCCGTGCGTATCAGCCACTCGGCACTACTCAGATACATAGCCTTGTGTCGCGGACTCTCGTCTGTTTGGAAGAAACGTATCAGGTGGTTGCACACCAACACATCGTTGTTGAGCTCCGTAACGGTACGTGGGCAGATATTGCCCTCGTCGTCGAGCGTAATTTTCAGCGCAAGCACATACTCTTGTGCCTCCTTGTTGCCCTGCGCTGCCTGGTTGAAGAACATCTCATAGTCACGTCGGGCGATATTGCGGCACACCGTCCGAGGGTCGATGTCCTTGTTTTGCACCCAGCGTTTATAGAACTCCGAGCATACCTGCATACGGTAGCGTTGCTCCAGCTTCGGGAAAGCCGTTTCTATGCTTGTGCCGTAGCTCAGCCATTTGTCGATGCGGGCGAGCGTGTTTTGTGTAAGTCCTGACATATCATCATTAGTTTTTTTGTGTTTCTTGCCTTAAAGTTACGATGTTATTTATCCCCCATACGGACATACTTAACCTCCCGTACCCACCATGTCCGCATTGCGTAGCATCTTATAAGTAACTTTGTGGTAGAAAGATTCAGGACAACAACACAAAAACACAACACAGAAACATGAACAATCCATTCTACTTTTCGCGAGCTATTGCCGCAGTGCTCGGCTTGCTGTGGGTTCATATAGAGCCCTCGATCAATTTTATCACCGTGTGCTTCTTCGCTCTCATTATCGACTGCTATACGGCTTGGCGGTGCAACCGTCGCATCTACCAAAGATACCGTGAGGAGATAAAGCGCAACCCGAAGTGTAAGATGGACGGCAAGCTGCGCTCAAAGAAGATGGTGAAGATGGTGTGGACCTTCTCCGTGCTCATCATGTGCATCTGTCTCGCCTCGTATCTCGACCGCAACATCCTGGGCTATATGAACACCCACCTTGCCAATCAACTCACCGCCATGTACTGCCTTGTGCAGTTCGTTTCTATCCTCGAAAACGAGAGTACATGCAACGGCGCCGCATGGGCGAGAGTGCTGCAGAAGATTGTCGCAGACAAAACCGAGCGCCACTTCAATGTGAAACTGAAAGAACTGATGAAGGATAAGGAGGAAGCGGAGGAATCAGCGAAAGAATGACAAAACAAAACTAAGCAGCATTATGACAATAAGCAATATCCTTGAACACTGGGCTTCCATCTACAAGCCCCTATCTCATAATTCCGGAAGCGAACGTCTCGAAGATCAGAGTTTTTTCCGCATCCGCTACATTGACCTTGAGAACATTTTTTCCCGAAACGCCAACATCGTTCACTCACCGTGTATGCTATACAGTGTACTGACCACCGGCGAACTTGTTGACGCAAAGAAGGCATCTGTCTCTCACCAGGTGTGGTTTCTCGCTAAGGTGAAGGACACGCCCCAGACCCTTGGCCGTTACGACGGCAACAAGATAGAGCGCACGGCCAACGACCTCACCGACTACTGCAAAGACCTTATTTCATGGCTTATCGAGGTGAAGCGCACAGGCCGTTGCCCCGTCACCAAGCGTAGTTTTGCTGATGATGCTGTAGTGATGGCAGAGCTGCAAAGCATCGACACCAGTTCTATCTCCTTCGGAATGGTGGGCGACATCTATGCCGGGCAATGGCTTGTGGTGGGCATGGACTGGAAGAGCCTGCAACCGCTCTACAACTTCGAGTGTGGCAGCAATGGCAAGTATATCGTGCCGAAAGACCCTTAACCTTTTAATAATATATGCGATATGGGTAAACCAATCAAAAACCCGATGTTCCCCTTCAATAGGGTAGCGGCTCGCTTCTTCCAGCAGACCATCAATCAGCTTGAAGTGAACACCATGACGCAGGGTATCTACCCCAAGGAGGTGTATAACGGATATGCTGTCGTCAATCAGAAGCGCAAGGAGATGGGACAGTGGTATTCAACTGGCGAGGGAGCGAAATCGTTTGCCGGAAGAATCATCGAAGCCGGAGAAGAAGGCAAGGTAACGATGGCTTTTCTGTTCAACGACTATCTGCGCTTTGTGGATATGGGTGTCGGTCAAGGAACAACATACGAGGACGTAGAGTCTGGCAAGAAGGCTCGATTCCAGACGCGTTACGTCAGCAAGTGGGACCGCAAGTCGGGCAAGTCGCAGCGTCCTGCCATCATGATGGAGCTTCGCCACCTTCAGCAGCGCATCGCCAACTACCTTGTTGACTTCTACGGCTACGAGGGTGAGGTGAAACTGATAAACACCTTAGACGAAGCAGGTCCGATAAAGATTTTTTAACAACAGTACAAACACACTAAATATGGCTATAGCAAAGAAAACTCAAATCGTCATAACTGCAAATGCTGCCGTCGCCAAAAAGGTGATGGAGGAGCTTCAGCTGCGCATTGACGGTATAAAACAGAAGATGGATGCGCTCGATGTGACAACCAAGCAGGGCCGGCGCGAGTTTAACAAACTGAATAAAGAACTGGTTTCTTACAACTCGGCTGTGTCGCAGAATATCACGAACGAGGAGCGAGTAAAACATGCCATTGATAATCTTTCTACCACTTCACTCAAAGAACTTCGCCGTGCGCTCGCTTCGGCAAAGAGCGAACTTGGTAAGACGTTCGCTTCCGACCCAAACCTGAAGAAAAAGCAGCAGGATGTAAAGATTTTGCAGGAGCAGATAGACAAACTCACTGGCTCGGTGCATAAGCAGAACGGCGCATGGAACACAGCCATGAAGAACCTCTCGGCATACGTTGGATTGTTCGCTGCATTTAATAAGGTCAAGGAACTTGTGACGGGTGCCATTAAGAAGAACTTTGAATATTCGGGTTCTTTGACCGACATTCGTAAGGTTTCTGGCTTGACAATGGAACAGGTAAAACAACTCTCTACAGAGTTGGCTAAAATTGACACCAGAACATCCGTGGATGGACTGGCACAGCTCGCGTACCAGGGCGCGAAGCTCGGCATGGGTAAGTATGGTGTTGAAGGTATGGCCCAGTTCGTAAGAGCCGCGGATCAAATCAATGTAGCCATTGGTGAGGAGATGGGCGAGGAAGCTCTTCCGGCACTTTCTAAGATGGTGGAAGTTATGGGACTCATTCCGAAAATGGGTATCGAGAAGGCAATGGAGGCTACAGGCTCTGCCATGTTTAAGTTGTCTTCTACGAGCACATCTACTTCCAACGACATTGTGGAATTTTCAAAGCGACTGACGGGTGTTGCTCGTACCGCGGGTATCACCACCGACCAGTTGCTTGCCCTCGGTTCGGCAAGTTCTTCGATGATGCTTATGCCGGAGGTGGCTTCTACCGCTATGGGTAAGTTTATAGTAGCTTTGCAGAAAAACCACAACCTTATTGCAAAGGAACTTGGCATACCCGATGAGACCATTAAGAACCTCTATGCGTCGGGTCACGCTATGGATGCTATCGTGCTTGTACTTGAGAAGATGCGCGACAAGGGTAATATGAACGCCTTGGGTGGCATTTTCAAAGACCTCGGCTCCGACGGTCAGCGACTCGTTACCGCTATGGTTACGATGTCGAAGAACGTGGATATTCTGAAGGATCATCTCTACGAGTCGGAAGAGGCGTTCCGTGAAGCCACTGCTGTAGGCAAGGAATACTCGATGCAGCAGCAGTCGGCCATCGGTATTCTCGAAAGAGCCAATAACCTTTGGGAAAAGGCGTTTGTCAATTCTGACGGTGTGGACGCTGTAAAGGGCATGGCAGAATGGTGGTATGAAATGTCGGCAACGATGACAAGCAGTCCATTGTTGAAAGGTACGTTGCAGATTGCTTTACAGATGGTACTTATAACATTGAAAGCCGTAGCGACCCTTTTGCCGGTAATCATTGGATATATGGCTTCACAGGGTCTTTATTCTGGATTGAGACTTCTGTGGCAATACTTGACAGCACTTGGTGTAGCGGTAAAGAGTATGTTTCAATATGCAAGAGCTCTCTTCACGGCCAATGCAGCGCAAAGCACGTTGAACAAGACTATGAAGCTAAACCCTTGGATAGCTTTCGCGAGTGTTATTATCGGCGTGGCAGGAGCCATATATGGATATACACAACGTGCAAGGGAAGCTGCTGAAGCAGCGAAAGAAGCTGAGAAACAGGCAAACGCATGGAAGTCCACCCTCGGTCAGGCAGCGATAGAAACGGAGAATTTGAAGGATAAGCTCAAAAATTATAAGCGAATGTTGAGCGAGGCAAACCTTTCACAAAAGGACCGCCAAGGTCTTATCTCAAGATTTAACAGAGATTTCCGCTCGTATATCAATAATCTCGGCATTGAGATAAAGAACGTCAAGGATTTGCGCGACCATTATGCAGATTTGGCGCAGGAGGCCGAAAGAGCTACCTATTATCGTATGCGTGAGCAAGCAAAGCAGCAGGCTTTGCCTAAGCTGGATAATGACGTAAACACTGCTTCCAATGCAGTTATGGAGAATATCACGAAGTTGGGATTAGACAAACTCGGTGTGAAGTTTAAGGATATATACCGGTGGGTGAAAGCAGGAATGAGTGCCAAAGACATCACTCTGAAACTGGCGAAAATGTTACCGAGGGAAAAGACAGGATTGGCTGATGGATTTAACTGGAAGATAGGCAAGCAGGGTTACATCTACCGTGATACCTATGATAAAGACCATAAAGCTACCCCCTCTACTGATTTTCAAACTCAAACTGAACTCGCCGATATGTATCGCGACAACCTCTGGCTTGTCAATGCTTACAAAAGGAAGGGAAAGAAATTAAAGCAGATTAACAAGGCTTTTAGCAACTGGGTGGATGAAAACTATCAACCCACTCCTCCTGAGACACCAGGAACTCTTGACAACAATGCTAAGGATAAAGACGCAATAGCAGAAGAGAAGCGAAGAGAGAACGACCAGAAGCGTGCTTGGCGTGAGGAACTGAAGCAGAAGCAGGATCAGGCGAAGGCTATCATGGATGACGTGAACAACTACTACGACCGTCAGATTAACGCTAAGTTGGCTCAAGCCATATCTCTCAATATGGACAAGACCGAGCAGGAGCAGTTTGTTCTTCCTTTGAGGCAAAACAAAGAAATAGCTCGTTCGCAGGTGCGTCTTGCTGTTGCAGGTAAACCGAATAAGTGGGAGGATGCGAAGAAGATGATGGCTGCTGATATGGTGGAGCAAAAGGACGAGACGGGCATAAACCTTTCAAAAGATTTGCTTGACGGTATATTGAACAACAACATCGACAATCTACGCAAACTCATGGAGCAGTTGGGTAAAAATCTCGGTTTGTCCATGAACTCCATCACGGCAGAGATTTTTGCGAAAGCCACTCGTAGCGAGCAGGAAATTCTGAAAATGGAGCTCAAGCAGATGGAGGCTCGCCGTAAGATTGTTATGGAGCATGACTACACGGGCATTGTTCAGCAGAACTCGTATGACAACTTCAACGAAATGGGTTTTGCCGCGCCTACGAAGGAAGAGACTACTGTCACAAAGAAAATGGTTGACGGAAAGGAGGTTCTTGATACCTCTGCTTTTGATAAGCGCAGAAAAGCTATCAAGGATATGTACGAGACAGCTCGCAAAGAACTCGCCCAGCTATATGCCATTGATGTATCAACAACGGATGGTAGGGGAGTGTTGATGAAGATACTCTTTGGCGACGATCCCGACGGTATGGCTGCTCGAATAAAAGCATCATTGGGCGAAAGCGAAGAAAGTTGGAAGTCGTTTTACTTGAATCTTATCCAGTATTCGGATAATTACGCGGAAGCTGAAAAGAAAAAGTACGACTCGGCAAAGAAAATTGTTGATTTTTGGTGGTCATCCAATAAGCGCAATCTTGCCCAGCAGGACAAATTGCGCAAGATGCAGAATGAGAGTAACCTTTTCGGCAAGCGTACAAACCTTCTCTCTAATCTCGGTCTCGCCAACCTCACAGCCGACCCTGAGATAGAACTAATGAAGGCGCGTATGCAAGCTGCTGAAGACTATTACGCCTTTGTAGAACGTAACACGAAGAACAAGCAGCTTATCGACGAAGCCGAACGTGCTCGCCAGGAGGCGGAACTTGCCTATGCCAATCAGATGGCAACAGCCATGAAGTCGCGCCTCTCGCAGATGAAGGAACTCGTGCAGCCTATCGAGGACTTCGGCGCAGCCGTAGGACAGGCTCTTGCCGAAATGCGCTATGATGCCGAGAGTGCAAATGACGCTATAAAGTCTGCCCTCAAGTCCATGCTTGAATCCTGGGCGAAGATGGCTCTCAATGATGTCAACACGCAGATGTGGAAAGCAATCAACGATGCAGGTGCCAAGCGAGGTAAGAAGAAAGCACAACCCGACATTGACGCAGCGCGTGCCAATGCAAAAGCGAATTATACCGATCTAAACGGCATTGATTGGCGTAACTTTGGTACGGAGTCAAATCCTTTATGGGTGCGCTGGGCGGGCGACCATTACGAAAACAAATCTGGCGATGCTGTTTATAAAAAAGAGGATGGTACGCCTTTGCCTAATCCGAATGGCAGCGTTCCCCAATCTAACGAACCTCCATCCGCATGGAAAAAGCGTCATCCGGACGGAACTATTGACGACTACAACAAGGAAGTTAAGAGTCTTGGTGGTCAGGTGGGCACGTCGATGGCTGGGCAGACAGGTTCTTCTGTAGCCGGTGCAGTTACAGGTAGCAGTAGTTTTGGCGACGCTGCTACTGGCATTGCTATGAGTGGTGCGGATGCTCTTCTTAACGCTCAGATTAAAAAAACTTCAAAGACTGAGAAAGAGAGGGAAAAGCAGCTCAAGAAGGAGAAGAAACATCAAAAAGACCTTACCAAGGAAACGAAAAAAGGTCTCTCTGATCGTGAAAAGGCTACCGGTAAGGGAGTCAAGAACATAACTTCTACGACGGAACAAGGTAATAAAGAGCAAAGCAAAGGTACTGTTGTAGCACAGCAGACAATCACGAACGCTACCGAGGCGGGCCTTAACGCAACTCTCACTGCCAAGCAGAAGAACAATGACGAAACTCTAAAGTCGGATGCGAATCGCACCCAAGGCGAGGTTACGTTCTCTATTGCTGGTGCAATGGCAAAGTGCTTTGAATTTTTAGGTCCGATTGCTGGTCCGATTGCCGCTGCCGTAGTTATGTCTACCCTTATGGGACTTCTTCAGTGGGCTTTAAATTCAGCTCTTGGTGGAGGGAAGAAGAAAAACTCAACCAAGGGTCCTAATACTAAGGTTGTATCTGGTATGCTTACCTATGACTCCGGCAACGTACAAGATCTCCGTCCGTTTGTCGGTAACGATGGTAGTCTTTACTGGGCGGCAGAGGACAGCAAGCCGCACAATGGCGTATCACTCCTTACACGGCCTACGGCGACCTCTATCAACGGACATCCGTCGCTGGTGGCCGAGAAAGGTCCAGAACTTGTAATCGGACGCGAGACCACACAAGCCATGATGATGAACAATCCACAACTTCTGAAGGCTCTTGTCAACTACGACCGCAACTATTCCGGTCGCCGTGCTTACGACGCTGGCAATATCTCCGAGACAAGCCCAACAATCGCCGCAGAATCTTCCGTAAGCGACGAAATGGTGTCTAACCAAGCTAACACTAACGCCGCCCTCCTGCAAGCCGTAAACACGCTCCTGCAACGCTTAGAGCAACCTATCGAGGCGAAGATTGATATGTATGGCCGTGGCAAGCTCTACGACAGCATGACAAAAGCTAATCAGTTTATGAAGAACAAGTAGCCTTCCGCAATCGGCAAAGCATTTGTCTTGCGCTATTTTTCGCAATTAGCGAAGCATTTATCAGGTCGTCGCGCCGCCAGGCGAGGCGACCTTTTCGTTTGCGCTTCACTCGCATTTCTTCCGTTTTCTCACTTATTCAAGAATAAAACTTCTGCCCCAAAAGTTCAAAACTATATACTCTTATAACTCCTTAATAATCATGGACATTACATATAGTCTACTCGTTAAAGGTCCAAAAATCTACTCAATAACGCTACTACTATATATAAATTTTGCCAATTTTCTTTCTCTCCCATTTTCAAAACTCCCCAACCCTAACAATATAGTTAGTAGCATTAACGCCTATGGCGTAAATAGCTGACATTTAATAAATTATAGGAGATGGGGCAAGGCAAATAAGCGCTGGAAAACGCTATAAAAAGCCATATTTCTACTATTTTTATATATTTTTTTTGTTCTTTGCGCTCGTATAGATATATAAAAAAAAACCCTATTTTTAAACTTTTAATAGATAAGTAGTGAAAAATCAGAAAGTTAAATCGCTTTTTGAAAAATTCATTGGGTGGTCACGAGGTGGATTTTAGGTGGACAGCGGAGGTGTTTTTCGAAATCATGGACTTTTCATTTTTCTGCATTTCTTTGAAAAATGGACTCGAGAACTAAAAACTGGACTTTTGAAGGCTTAAAAGTTCAGAACCGAACTTTTGTTTTGTAATGTATAAGCAATAGACAGTGTTGAACGCATATTAAATAAAAGTTAATAACAATAGTAAGAGTTGGCGAAACCAATTATAATTATTAAATTTGCAACGGTTATTAATCGCATAAAATATGTTTGACGAAATTTGCTCAGTATATAAAGAGTCAACCGATGCCGAGGGCCGTTTCGTTGATCGTGAGACGGGCGAGTGCATTCAACAGATGACTATCCGTGAGTTTTGTCTTACGGATAGATGGAAGCCGTATGTGCAGCGACTGCGTGCAATGCGTCAAGAGCTGGGCAGTAAGGCAAAGAAGATGCCGGAGTACATCGAAACGAAGAAGATGCTACCCGGTGCTACGCTTAGCGGGCTGTTCGCTCTCTACGAAGATGATAGTCTTACCCATCCAGGGCAGCGTGTCATGGTTAGCCGACGCGAAAGTCATCTCAAGCAGCATACTGGTTGGCTCGCCATTGACATTGATTTGGCAGACAACTGCCGCTTGAGCAACTTTGAAAACATCCTCATGGTATTGCGTCATCGCCCCGAAGTGGGATTGCTTATGCGTTCATGTTCGGGTAGCGGCTATTTTGGTTTGGTACGTTTGGCATACCCCGACCGCCATAAGCAGCAATTTAGAGCATTACTGCAGGAGTATGCTGCCATTGGCATCAGTCTCGACAAAGCATGTAGCAACATCGGCCGCGTGCGTTTCGCCTCGTGGGATGATCCCGAGCATATATATATAAATGAACGCGTGGTGCCATACAAGGGCGTTGATGATTTGGTTGCCATATCACCATTACCGAAGCGAGTCTTTGACAATCAAAAGCAAAATGGAGATCCTTCTTTAGACCGCCAGCCGAGACAATCTGGAGGATGGCAGAATGACACACCTGACATTGTGCTGCGCAAGGCGCGCGTGCTTGTCCGTAAAATAGAGGAGAGAGGAGTGAATATCTGTGGAGGGCATGGCGAATATATTGTCTGGCTCAAATGCGGAATGTCGCTTTACTGCATTGATTCTGTTGAAGGCTACGATATGTGGAAGCGTGTTTCTCGATTTCGCCCGCTCGATGTAAACCACGGACACCGAGAATCGGACTTCGTTTCGCCTTGGCGCTCGTTTGGAAGTTATAAAGGAGATAATCCTGTAACCGCGAACTCGTTCTTCAAACTTTGCAAAGTTAATAATGTAACACTTTCGCGGGAAGATATGCGAGAGATTTATGGATAGTTCTCTTTGCTGTGTATTCGTGAAATATTCGATGTTTTAATGTAAAGTCTAAATAAAGATAATATGAAACTGATAACCATTACTGGCCCGAGTGGTGCAGGAAAAGACACCGTTGCTCGGATGCTGTCAGACTTGGGCGGCTATAAAGTGATATGTTCTTATACTACACGTCCGAAGCGTGAAGGCGAGATTGACGGCGTGGAGCATCATTTTGTAGAGAAGTGCGATGTGCCGCATGACAAGATGCTGGCTTATACGCAATATGGCGGTTATGAATATTGGACCACCGTAGAGCAGGTGGGCGACAAAGCCATTTATGTTATCGACGAAGATGGATTGAAGTCGCTTTGCGAGAAGTTTTCTGATATAGAACTGTTCAAAATTTGCGTGTCGGCAAAGGAACGCACCCGGCTTCGCCGAGGTTTACCCCTGAACGCATGGCACGCGACAAGCGGCGCAAACGTCTACCTTTGTCGTTCTACGATGCTGTGATCTTCAACAACGATTCGCCTGGTGATCTGCGTGACGAAGTTTTGCGCGTAAGATACATGATTCAATAAAAACGATTGTGGCAATGAGAATGCACTATATATTAAATAACAAATTAAGATTCGTAAGCAATGAAATTGATAAGCAGTTCAGTGGAATGGTGGCAGCAGCAGAATCTGTCGCAGCACATCGCACGAGTAGGCAGGGTGTGTTACAAGTCAAAGGGTAAGCAGCCCGACGAGAATATGTCGGCAGAGGAAGCGGAAGCCTTCATTCAGAAGCGCGACGAGGAACGCTGCAAGGGCTTCTGGGAAAGCGGACACCGTTCGATGTACCGACATGGCACAAGATACTTCTTTATGCCCAACGAGAAAGGATTTCCAAACTACGTCTGGGCATACCTAAACGCTTCTCCCTATATCGACTATGCCACGAAGGAACACAAGGTTTGGATTAGTGCTAATCTGCAGGTCTTGCTTGAGAACGGCGATATGTTTGAGTCATTAAAGCAATACTCTGTAACCGAAGATGAGTTTATCGAGAAGGCAATGAAGTATAAATGCGAGTCGGCTTTTGCCATTTTACGTATGACATTTGCTGTCACTACGCAGATAAGCACGTCGCGTGAGCTGAATCGCAAGTCTCCCAACAGCATTGCTGAGCAGAGCACGCGCTATTGTAACCTTAAAAAGAAAGGTGGCGTACAGATAGCGCGTCCACATTGGTATCTTTACGGCACACGTCTGCAGTGCATGGTATATAGCTTTGTATGCCGAGTTTGTGAGTGGGGATATAACCGACTTCTAAAGCTGGGCTTAAAGCCGGAAGATGCACGTGGTGTATTGCCTCTTGATACCTATACGGTGGCGGTGTATACATACACCATCGCCGAGTGGAAAGAGATTATAGACCTTCGCTATCATGGCAAAACCGGCAAGCCACATCCTAATGCGCATCTGGTGGCAGAACTGATACGCAATAAGATACTGGAGCGTATGCGTGTGTATTTACCTGATTTTGAGATTTAAACAAAATACTACATGATGACAAATGAGCGTTAGACTTTACGTGTTTGTTTATGTCAATAACCGACCTTATGATAAATAGCATAAATTATGGCTAAATCCAACCCTATCAAAGCAAGAGAGCAGCTTGTGCGCAATCAGCCCACAATCTACTCTTTCGATTTCAAAGATGTACCTTCGGGCAAGTATGCTGAAACATTGGATGTTCTCTTTCATAACCCCGACTATAGTGAAGCTGTTGAGAAGCGCAACCGTCTTGTGAAGTCAGCAGAACGGTTGCGTCCAGGTTCAAGCGAGATGATTAACCTCGTGAGAACTATTCAGCAGCACGATCGCAAATTGGCAGACATTATGTATTCTTCAATCGTTCAGACCAACCTGCACTCTGATGTCGGCTACGATTTTCTTTCGTTCAGCACTCTGCTGAAGTATTATGTTGACTACAAGAAAGACGGTATGCGTGAATGTGTCAACCGCATGGCTGCCAATCTCGATAAGGTCACGTTTCTCGCCGATATGCTCGAAAGCATCGTTACCGATGTGAAAGCTGATATGCGTGAGGTGTTCGACGGCAGCATCGAGTTCAATCAGTTCGATGCTGTGTTGAAGGTTCTCACCCAATTAAGAGGATTCTTCAAGTCGGCTCGCCGTGGTGATGCCGATTCACCAGAAGCGAAGTTCTATTTTGATTACTCTGATTCCATAAACGAGTATATAGAGAAACGACTGAAGACATACACCGCAAAGTATCGCAAGATACACCCTGCTGAAAAGACCTATACTGAAGTAGACCTCATTGAAGGCCTTAACCAGTTCTTTGGTTGTCATGCTAAGTTCGACTTGAGTTTTATTGCTCATACTGAGTCGGGAGGCTGCTATATTGACATTGCGAAGCTCAGCCAGAATCTCAATCGCAACGAAATGGAGATATTTGAAAAAATCTCCGGCAAAATGAAGTCGAACAACGCAACCAACGACGCTCTGCGCAATTGTTTCAACGCCACTGATTTAATAATGAGCCGCTATAAGCGACCTAAACAAAAGTAATAAGCCATGCCTAATATCTACCTTCGTCTACCCTCCAGTCGTTGCCAGTTCTTTCGCAACCGCGACCCGAAGCACGTACTTGCAAAGGACGAGCCGTTGGTGTTCAGCCCGTATATGCCTCACCACTTTGTCTTGCGCAAGCATATAACCAATATTCCTGCCGTTACGCAAAAAGTGAATCCGCAATGTTTCTCACACCAGCAGTGGCGCAACATGATGCAGGGCAAACATCCCAATGGTGGCGAAGTTGTTACAAAGCGCGATCCGCATGAATACTTGTCTTTTGGCGAGGTTCAGCGGCTTAGTGGAAGGCAAGATTACGCTAAGAGTGACAATGAAGACTATCTGTGCATAAAGTTGCCTTCGGAGGTAGAGGTGGTTGACGTGGTTCGTCAGGTTACGCCGGCATGGAATTTGAGCACACGCGGCATCCGTCAGTTGCTTATCATGCTAAATGAAGATTTTAAGCGTAGCGTCGTGGAATGGGCTTTAGCTACATTCGATTATTGCACATCAAACAAGCGTATCATTTGCCGACGTCAAACAGCCATGCTTGAGCGTTTCTTGATGCGCTACGGCATAGATCAGAACGAGAACGAAAAAGACACCCTGCGTCGTATCATCAACCGATGGCTGACCTCAGACCATAGCAATTTTAAAGCTTACTCGTGTGCTGATATGCAGTATATAGACGACAGTGAGAAGGTTTACTTCGTAGATGATGTATTGTTTGACGATTAAAGTTGTGTAAACAAGAGTTAATTTAAAGTTTAAAACAAGTTAAAAAACAACTATTTTAAGTGTACAAAAATGCGGACTATTAATAAATGTAGAGAATTGTTCCTTGACGGCATCACTGATGTGATGTTTTACCCAAAGGACTCTTGCGTTTTTCCCATACCATTCAGTATGGCGCAAGTTTTATATATTAACGATTGCAAATTGCCCGACGAGCCAATCTTGCGACTGGCTACGAGTGGCGAGAACTTCGTTGTTGTTGAGAATCTCAGTGTAAAGGTGACGCTTTCCAAGCAGGGTAATGGCACCATATACACCTATGATATTAGTGCAAATGTGGTAGATGGAGGCGAAAATGTGCGTGAAGCCTACCGAAGTATGCACGGAAAAGACTATTATGTTGTATTACGAAAGGAAGATGGCTCACTGCAGTTGTGCTACTCTTTGTCTCACACCTTTGGTATGGGCGGCACTCTGACCAGCAGCCAGACAGAGTTGGCACGAACCTTCACCGCCACTACGCAAGCCCTTTCGGAGCCGATACCTATCACACTTCGAGAATAACAAGAGAATGAGTCATTTTTTTATACCTTATAGTATTACGTTAGAGCCGCTGTTCGTGAGAATGGCGGCTTTTTTTGTCCTAACACTAAAAACTTCGGTCTTTAATTTTGCATACGTATAATAACACAGCGGAGTGGTAGCAGCTGGCAGCTCACTTGGCTCATAACCAAGAGGTCGATGGTTCGAGTCCATCCTCCGCAACATTTAGCAACCAGGTAAAAAGGTTGTATTCAGGATAACAACACAAATACAGATTTTACTAATGAAAGGCTTATTTGAAATACTTACCGAAAAGAAGTGGATGGTTAGTCCCGACTTCGTGCATGGTATTCGCAAGTCGCTTGAGCACAATCTAAACACTCATGCGGTCTTCATCAAGCCGGAGAAGAACTGCGGATATGTCACAGCAAATGATGCCGAGGGCAAGACCTACTATCCAGAGGAATATCAGATTTCAGAGGATGGTAAGCAGGTGAGAGGCAACTGGTGTCTGGACCTCCCTGCTGATGACGAGTATGCGCAGACGTTTCCTTTCGTTTCGGTTCTTACTGTTGACGGCCCTATCACTCGCAACGGCGGCTATTGTTCGTATGGTTCTATAGACCATCGCGACATGATGATGCGAGCAGCCGATCATCCTCTTTGTCGCGGTCACGTTTTCATCATCAACACTCCTGGCGGTTCTGCTTGGGCAAAGAACGATTATGCTCTTGCCATTGACTATGCCCACTCAAAGGGTCAGAAAGTTATAGCCTTGGTTGATGGTCTTTGCGCTTCGGCTGGAATGTACCTCGCTTCGCTTTGCGACGAGCGCTATTACATGAACCCGAAAGACCAGATTGGTTGTATCGGTGTAATGGCAGCGTTCTATACTTTGCCGGATGGCGCAAAAGCCAAGTATAGCGATGAGACCTATCACGAAATCTACGATCCTAAGTCATTTGACAAGAACAAGGCTTACCGCGACATCGCTAATAAGGATGATGACAAGGAACTTATCAAGGAACTTGCCGATCTTGGCGTTGAGTTCCGTGCCGACGTAAAGAATGCTTGCCCCAATGCTTCTGACGAGCATCTGCATGGCAAGGTGTTTAATGCCGAGGATGTGAAGGGCGTGCTGATGGACGGTCAGTCATCATTCATGGGAGTAGTGCAGCACACCTTTGAACTTTATGATGGCAGAGCTGAACTTATTAGTCGCGAGCAGACTGTCGAGCCGGAGCCGGAGCCCGAAGTCGAGCCCACTAACGAGCCGGAACAGAAACCCAAAGCAACCAACACAAACACAAATATAAACATGGAGAATTACCCATTGATTTGTTCTGCTTGCGGATTGCAGGCTGGCGAGATAGCCGTTACTGAAGAGGGCGCGTACATGAACGCCTCGCTTCTTGACTCTCTCGAAGCCCACATGAAGGAAGCTGAGCAGAAGGTGACTGATGCAGAGCAGAAAGTCACTACAGCGGAGAACGCTCTCGCGGAATTGCAGGGCAAGTTCGATGAACTCTCCGCTCAGGTAAACGCAGCCAACGAAGCAAAGGCAGTCGCGGAGAACGCACTTGCCCAGGCTAAGGAGGCTCACAGTAAAGAACTAAACGACCTTAACGCGCAGCACACTGAAGCCATTGCTAAGAAGGACGACGAGTTGAAAGCTCTCACCGAGGCAAAGGAGAAGGCCGAAATCGAATTTCAGGGCGCTAAGGACGCACTCGCCACAGCCGAGCAGACCATTGCCGACAAGCAGGCTCAGCTTGCTGCCCTCACTAATGAGGCTGGCGAAGAGCTGAACAGCGGCGAGGCTCCTGAGAACAATGGCGAGGGAGTAAAGGTCAAATCCTTGCGTACCTTTGATGGTAGTAAGTACAAGACCAACGTTGAGCGAAAGGCTGCTTTCCAGCGCTTCCTGCATGGCGAGGAAGAGAAGTAAAAACTCTCAACCAACACAAACAACAAAACATTAACAAAGACACAAAAACACAACAATTATGGCAAATTTACCTAAAGATTTTATCGGCCTTGACGCGCTTCAGCACGTAGCCGAGGAGGTTTCTAAGGAAATTGTAATGGGTCCGGGTTATTCGGATGCAGAAGAGATGGACCGCCTTGGTATTGACATCGTCACTGGTGTTCAGTTCAAGCGCACTTTCCACTTGTTCATTCGCAAGGGTGGCACCACACGTCGAAAGGACGTTCATCGCGAGATTAACAGCGAGGCTGGTTTCTTGAAAGAGCGCACCCTTGTTGCTAAGCTCTCTTGGGATAAGTTTCCCGGCAATATCGACGACTTCTGTGAGACAGTATTCGGAACAGACGCTCAGGGTCAGTTCCCTCTCTCCTCGCAGGCAGTAGAGGCAATCCTTAAGGACTACGCCGACAACCTCGCAGCTAACTTGTGGTTTGGTGACATTTCGCTCGACAATGGCGACGACAGTGTTCCTGCTCATGATCAGGCAATGGCGCTCTACGACGGTTTCCACACCTGCATCAAGCACGACATCGAGGATGGCCTTATTTCGGAGGCTAACGGCAACCTCGTTCCTTGTGAGGCCATCTCCGCTCCAGCTAACAACGACGACTCTTCGCCTTACGACAACTTCTTGGCTTGGCACATGAAGTGGGATGAGCGTCTGCGCAAGGTTCCTACACGTGTCTACATGAACGAGACCACAGCTATGAACATCGCTGCCGGTTATGCCAACAAGTTCCACGGCAACTTCCGGGTAGACTACAATCAGGGTGACAACTTCAAGTTGCCTGGACTCTCAAAGGTTACTATCTGCCCTATCTCCGGCTTCGGCGAGGGCGATCGTATGTACGCTACCATCGACAAGAACTTTGTTTATGGCGTTGACACCTTGAGTAACCAGCAGTATGTAAGTGTTCGCCTCGGTTCTGACCGAGATCACAGAGACCTGTCTTTCCAGATTCAGAGTATTCAGGGTTGCGGTACGAGATCTTTCTTGCGTAGCGCCCTATGCGTCAGCGACGGTTCACTCGTTGCTCCTGAGTATGTAGCAGGCGACTACGACAACACTAAGCTCGTTGTCACACTCGCAGGCACCGACGGCCAGAAGCCAGACGGCACTGTTAAGGTGAACGGATCTGCTTACACCAAGCCTCTCGACACCACACCTAACCAGATTCTTACTCTTGAGGCAACCGACGGCACCAACTACAAATTTGACAGCTGGAGCAACGGCAAGAAGGACAAGAAGATCCAGCTCACAGCCACTGGCATGAACATGGGCTTGACAGCGTTCTTCAAGAAAGGCAGCTAACCCCACGAGGCGGTTTTCTAATGTCTCTATAAATCCCGGCGGCGGTCGCTTGACCTGACGGAATATAGCGTACCGTCGCCATTCTTTTAGATAACACAACACAACAACACAAAAACTTATAAGAATATGGCAGTACAAGCAACATGTCCTGAACTCAAGGACATCCTCGCAGCTAATGAGTGCTTGGAGAATTTTGGCGGTCTTGGTATCAATGTCTATGCTTTCAACAAGGCTGACCTCAAGGCTCCGTTGAAGGCAGAAAAGAACATCTACCCTGCCCTGACTTCCGAATCGTTCAACACAGGCAAGGGTCTCTACAAATTCGAGTGCAAGGAGAGCAGCCAAGGACACACTTTCGAGAGCCTTGGCCGCAGAAAAGGTTTCAAGCAGCAGCTCGACTACGTGCTTGAGAGCGTAGACGCAGAATCGGCAGTAGTAGCTCGCGCCATGAACAACCTCGACCTTGGTTACATCATTCAGGATGGCGCGAAGAGCATCATCGTGTACGACTCTCAGCACAAGTTTGAGTATGCTTCGGGTGGCATTAAGGGCGACACGGGCAAGAAGCCCGACGACGACCGTCAGGTAGAACTGAGCGGAACCCTGCAGCCCACAATGTACGGACGCTACGAGATTACAGAGCCTGAGACCGGCGGCTGGGACTCGCTTCTTGCGTCAAAAAACGCGTAAGCGATATTGAAACTCAGAGCGAAAGCAATATCGCTACACAGGCTCTTGATGACGCCGATTCTTCTTTCTTCAGTGTAAACGACGGAGAAGGTAAAACTTCGGCAAATAAGAGTCAGAAGTAATCGCTCATACAAGATATACTACTCTTGTCATACGATAATCTCCGTATCAATCCTTTATATAAAAGGAAAGATACGGGGATTTTTTATTCTATAAACATTAGTGTTCTTATGTGTTTATCTTATAATTAGTGTTTTTAATACCAAACTGAAACAAAATAGAACAAATATGCTTAAATTTGCAATTAGAAACTCTTTTTTTGTTTGCATTGTTACAAACATCGAATAACTAAAATTTATAGGATTTATGGAACTAAGACATTTACGTTCATTTGTATTCGTTGCCGAAACGAAGTCGTTTAGCACGGCTGCAACACGCTGCTGTGTAACCCAGTCGGCGGTAAGTCAGCATATACGTGCCCTGGAGGACGAATTAGGTTGCAAGCTGCTTATTCGAACCTCTCACGATATTATGCTCACGGAAAGCGGTACGACGCTGCTGCCTCGCGCCAAAGAAATACTGAGGCAGACCGAGGACTGCAAAGAACAAATCAACGCCCTCAACAACTGTATGACGGGCGAATTGCGTATCGGTGTCGGCTCGTTTATTGCGCCGTATATTCGTATGGCGGCTTTGATTTTCATGGAGCGATACCCTAATGTGCGCATCAACGCCGACTTTACCAAAGCGCACCTTCTCAACCAATCGTTAAGGGCACACATGTTAGACCTTGCATTCACTATGAATATGGCTTATAGTCACGAAGGGATAGAGTCGAAACCTTGTATACCCTTCAACGTCTACGCCATCATGCGTGACACCCATCCCCTTGCCGCTCTGCCGAAAGTCTCGTACGAAGACCTTCAGAAGCATTCCATCATCATGCCCGACGTTGGCGAGCGTGCATTTGAGACCTGCCAGCAGTACATTCAGCGCGATTTGCATAAGCTCAATATCAAATGTATTATCAGTAGTCCCGACGAAGCTCTTGCCTCGGTTGAAGAGACCAAGTACGTGACATTTATGCCCAAACTCTATTTGCGTAACCACCCCACCCTTGTAGCACGCCCCATTGTCGGACTTGAGCAGCAGTTGATGAGTAACGCACATTGGATGCAAGATGTGCCCCAGAAGCGAGCCGCCCAACTCTTTCTGGATATAATCAGAGACGAGGTTGTGCCATACATTGCTGTAGCGGAAGATTCGCGAGGGCAGTTCGTGCCTCCACCTCGACATACATTAGAATCTCTTATAAAAAGCCAAGCCTCACGTTAGCTGCGTGGGGCTTTTTTATGCTGTCATTAGCCGAAATTATACCTTATTTCACAGCAAAAACTCTTAATGAGAAACACTTCACGTTCTCTGCTTTCTACTCTACCTTTGCATCAAGTTCAATAATGAACGAAACAACCAAAACACAAACACTATGCAGATTAAAACTAATGATGGCAACTATGATGTTGCCAGCAAGGGACTTGGCAACACAGCCCTGGGTCTCGGCATCGCAGGCTTGGCAACGAGTCTGCTGGGAGGTAGCGCCTCGCTTTTGGGCATCGGAAGAAACAACGGCATGACCGCCAACCCTGCCGACCCCGACGCGCGTTTCGTAACTAAGAGTGAGACTAACCTTATTCAGGAGAACAGCACTCTGAAGACCGAACTCGCCATTCAGAAGAGCGAGAACTACACCGACAAGAAACTTGTGGAGGTGACGCAGTATCTCGACACGAAGCTGCGCCGCGTGGAAGACAAGGTAGACGCAAACAAGGATGCACAGCAGGCTGTCAACGCACAGCAGATGGCATACAATGCGGCAGCCAACGCCAGCATCGACGTGCTCAAGTCGCAGGTAGCATCTTTGTCGAGTGTAACCAAACTGTTCATTCCTTCTTCGAACGTATGCCAGACCGGCTGCGGTTGCGGTTGCGGATGCAATCAGTAAGTGAACGATGTAATCCAGTTAAATATAAATATGGAATACAAGAACTCACAAATCTTGGCGGCGGTTGTGTCCGAGTGGGCACGCCCCGCCATTTCGCAGATTGCTGCGGGCAACCTTATGCGCCTGCCTATGCTTCAGTCGTTACAAGCCACCATCGGCTCGTTAGGCATCGTCAGTGGCAACTATGCCCTACAGAAAGACATCGAACCGCTCATTCAGCCCATCGTCAACTCGCTCATCACTCCGATGCTTGCCCGATATTTCGGTCAGATACCCGAAGAGAGCATACCGCAGATGGCGCATGATATTGTGGAGAAGATGCGAGGCAACGGGTCGATGTCGGTGCTCGAAGGCATGGTGACGTTTGAGGAAGAAGACCTCGCCGAACTTGCCGACCTTCTCGACAAGAACCTCCCCGTAGGGCAGACACAAGACTACCAGGTGAAACATTAAACAGAGTAACAAACCCAGCGGCGGCAAGCATCGTCGCTATAATAAAACAGAAAAAATATTATGAACAAACGTACTATTCCGGCTATAATCGTAGCCACTCTTGCGGCAGGTGCTACCGCCGCCGCACCTTATTATGATGTCAATATCACACAGCAGCTCTGCACGCCGGCTTGCGTAGACGAAACTCCGGTGTTCGTGCCGCAGTTTTCCGTCAAGAGCATTGCCAATGTAGGCACATCGCAGTATATCATCGTCATTCACGTCGAAGGTGTGGTGAACTACATCCCTTGCAATTGCGGATCGTGCTGTACACGTTCGCAGGTCGTGTCGCAAGACTTCACCATCCCCGTGTTCAGCGCTACCGCCATCAACTCAGCAAACATAGCAGTTGGAACCGTACAGAACGGCATCGCACGCGTTTCGTGCTGTAGTTGCTCCAAGACCTTCGTCTCCGACTGCCCCATAACTCTTACCCTCGCAACAACATAAAACCATGATAGTTCTGATAGCTATAGCCACTATGATAGCCGCCACGCTTGCCCAGCATCTCGGACTTGCCGAAGCCATGGCCCGCGTTGTCGATAAGGTCGCATCGTGTCCTCAGTGTTTCACTTTCTGGACTACAATGACGGCATTGCTCTACCTCGGCTACGATGTCTACGTATCTGCTTTGGCGGCTATTGTGACGGCATATCTGTCGAACTGGTTCGTATTGCTGTTGCTCATCGTTCAACGAAAATTTACGCAGCTGTATGAAAAAGAAAGACACACCACCGACCGCCTCGGCTATTGAGGCAAAGGCAGAAATCAAGCCCGAAGTGAAGACATTCTTCCCTATATTGCACGTCTCTGCGCAAAAAACGCTACTTGTCCCACATTTTCGTGGCATTTGTCCCACATGTTAAACATTTAAAAACCCAAACAACATGAATTACAAACAAATGATTGAACAGGCTCGTGCCAATGGTATGGCTACCGAGAAGAAGATGTGGGCAGCTGTAGAAACTCTTTCCACCGACCTTCTTGCGCTTGAACAGACCAACCCAAAGCTCTACTGGCACATACTGCGTCGTCAGCACGCCGTGCTCTACGGACGCCACTACTCAGAGAAGATGGCAAACCACGACGTGAACGCTCTCGTCTATAGCGGCATGTACGACGAAGAAGGTACGCCCACCGACGGAGGTGCGCATTGGACTCGCATCAAGGTAGACGATCTGACCAAAGGCATGAAGTTTCATGCGAATGTCAACGCGTGGGACAAATACGTAGCCTTCAACTCCATGTACGCTGACCTTTGCTCTTGTATGGGCGAAGAGGATATAATCAAGGCCGCCTACGCCTTCTACTTCTGTGATGACGACTGGCAGCCCTGCGAAGACGACTGTACGAAGATTTGGGACTACAACGCTTTGCACGCTACCTTGTAAGATTTGATATTTACATTTGTTTTACCTCAAGCCACTTTGCACCGATCGGAGGTTCTGTAGAGTGGCTTTTCCGTATTGCCCGTCCTCGCAATGTCCGTATCACGAAAATAACTTTCTCTATCTTTGCTCATGGAAAGTTTAATAAAATCATAGTTTTATGTTTAGCACACAAAACACCCGCAGCATTGACCTGCGTCTGCCACGTTCATGGGACGAGTGTACGACCGAGCAGCTTGAGCTGATCTCTCGCGTAATGCTTGAGCAGATAGAGCGAGTTGACCGCTACCACCCGTTTGATATGCGCAATGTCAAGTTAGCGTGCTTCTTCTTGTTTGCCGGTGTGGAGATAGTGAACGCCCCCGACCCATTGCTTCCAATCGAACACCAATGCTATATGTGTCGAATGGCGTCCGACCGACCTCGTCGTATGCGACTGACACGCAAGAGTGACAGCGAAAAAGTCTTCCCTCTTTACCTCTGGCAACTCGAATATTGGCTCTCGCCCAAGGCAAACACAAAAGATCGTCAGTCGGCGGAGCACATCGCCGCCGGAGCGGGCATCCTCGATTGGATGGACGGCGAAAAGGCCAGCGTACTTACGCGCTTCCCATATCCCCGGCTGCGCCTGCGCAATCCGCAACACTGGCTACGCAAGCGTACTGAGTTTGAAGGGCCGGCGCAAGACATGGACGGATTTTCATGGCAGCAGTATCGTTTTGCTTCCCACTTCATGGGCCAATACACTCAGCTCTCCAACAATCTGATAAAGATGAAGCAGATGGGCACGTTCAAGCCGGAGCAGATAGCGCAGCAAGCAGACAGCGTAAACCAGGCACGCGCCATGTTTCTCGCTACTATCTTTAATCGGTGCATCCCATACCTTGACCCGAACACCTCGCTGCGCACCGTCGATTTCCACTATGACACGCGTCAGTTCAACGACAACGCAGCCTACTTTCGCCGCTTCCCCGACTACCGCTGGCAGCCTATCCTCTTCTGGTGGACCGGTATGATGCACACCCTCTCACGGCGTTATCCTCATGTGTTCAAGGTGCAGAAGATTGACCGCACGCAACCCCCCTCCACCCCACTTGAGATATACACCGCCACCATCGCCACCATGCAGAAATACGCCTCGCTCACCGAAGACCAGGTAAACAACCAGTCGTACTCGCTTGTATTAGAGCATCTGGAGAGATTGAGCAAGGAGAATGAGGACATGGAGAAGATTAGAAAGAGTAAGTAATGATGTATTAACGAAAATATAGGGTATGAAGAAGATTATGTTCAGCGACAAGTACGGTCTCACACAGGCCGTACTCGAAGGCAGAAAGACTCAGACAAGAAGAATAGCCGATACCGCGGGAAGATTGAGGGATATTACAGTTAGGCAGGCTTTAGAAGAAGTAAACAAAGGCAGAGCATGTCTGTTTGACGAGGGAAGACCTCTCGCTCTATCCGCTTACAAACTCGGCGAAACTATAGCCATTGCGCAGAAGTATGCAGATCTGGCGTATGACGGTGAATTTTTTCGTCTTTTAGGGAAGGTCATATTCGAGAAAGGATGCCACAACAAGATGTTTGTGAAGGCAGACTTTATGCCGCACCGCATCCGCATTACTAACATTCGTGTCGAGCGTCTGCAAGACATCAGCGAGGAAGATTGCATAGCGGAAGGCGTTTGGCGTGACGACAACGTAGGACTTGAAGGTACGACGTATTGGTACCATGGTCTTGCCAACTCTTCGCTCCGCACTCCGCAGGAAGCCTACGCCTCCCTTATCGACCGCATCTCCGGCAAAGGAACTTGGGAGAGTAACCCTTATGTGTTCGTTTATGATTTTGAACTAATAGATTAGCTTATGTATATCAAGGTAATACATCGCAACCGTCCCGGTTGCGAAAAAGTGACAAACAATAACGTCACAATAACCGACCCTTCGGACCTTTTTTCGACTATAGAAGATGCGTTGAAATATTGGAAAGAACTTGACCGTAATGCCGTAAGGTTGAATTTGGAGGATTTAAGCGGAACAAAGTAAAGTATTAACGAAAATATAGAGGACAATGAAAAAAGAGAAAATAAAGCAGTTGATGGATGTAATGCAGGCGTATGTAAATGGCAAAACTATCCAGTATTACAAAGTTGACCTTAGCTTTAAGATTGAACATCCAGGAGAGCCTAATTTCAACAATAAATGGGTAGATGTGGATGAAGAACATCTTTTTAGACCTGATTTGTACGACTACCGCATCAAGCCCGAACCCCGGAATCGCTCGTTTAAGAACGCAGAAGAATGCTGGCAAGAGATGCTGAAACACCAACCGTTCGGTTGGATTAAGAGCAAGACAGATGGCCATTATTCTATGGTCACGGTGGTATATGATGCTGAAGACATGAGGAGTCTTGCGATAAGCGGTAATCATATTTGGTCTCTCGATGAAACAATGAGCGACTACACCTTCGCCGATGGCGCACCCTTCGGCATAGTTATAAAGGAGAAATAGAAGATGAAGTTACGATTGACAAAAAAGCTCGCCCACACTCTAATTCAACAGTAATTTATGAAGCGAAAAGAAAGACAATACATCGTGACCATTAATTCGGAATATGTTCGTTATTTGTATGGGCATCAGACTGGAAACAAGGTATCGCAGGATGAGATTCTTTGCGAAGTAATAAAAGATATAGACGATTTTCTTGAAGGCAAGACAAAGAGAATAATCCGTTTTCTCTTGCCCGACGGGTCATTATCGTTCACCATTACGCCACTTGTGCAGCATAACTTGCAAGAACGACGCAAGGCGAAGCGAAGAAAGAGATAAAAATGATATGAGTATTAACGAAAATATAGATAGGCAATGATAAAACCCGAAGATATAAGAATAGGCGACCTGGTAAAGATTAGCCGCGATTGCATGTTTCCGAAAGGCACGAAATGCGTTGTTACCGATATAAATCCCCTAACAGTCTTTGAAGACAAAAAAGGAACAGCCTGTCTAAGCGCTATCAATGATGACGATGACGGACCATGGTGGATTTGGTGCTGTAAAATTGAAGGAGTCCCCATCACCCCCGAATTTCTCGTAAAGAACGGTTTTAAGGTTAGAGTATCAAGGGTATATTACACAAAGTTGATAGGAGATGCAAACTTCTTACAACGAAATATCGCTATTGAACGTAAACGTAACGACTGGGCTGTATTCATCAGATACAAAAAAATTCCCGACTCGGTTTTATTACGCCACATTCAACACGTTCACGAGCTCCAACATATTCTTTGGGCATTGGGCTTGGATGCAGAACTAAAAATATAAACAAGATATGAAATTTGGTATTATTGATTTTATGATGGCATCGCTTCAGGTAGCCTTCATCGTAATGAAACTCTGCGGAGCAATCAGTTGGTCGTGGTGGTTAGTAATGCTGCCCATTCTCTTTGTTGTAGTGCTAAACGTTCTCGTACTCTTTCTTTACGTTTTCACAAAGTGGCATAAGTCGCGTCAACTCTTCAAGCAGTATGGCACCGACAATGAGCTTGCTATTCGCGTGAAAAAGATGCAGCAGGAAAGAGAGAAGTTGGAGCGAGAAAGGTCACAGTCCACCACAACGAAACAATGACCCGCATCTACATTTCCGTGCATCCCGTTAGCCATCGACTCGAATGGCGAGGATGGGGGGGGAGTTTCTCGCCCGCCCTTCGAGCCACCGACTACAAATGCCCACATTGCATAATGATGGAATATGACTGACCCTCACTACAAGCGCGGCACTATCCGCAAGGATGGCAAGCTGTATGGCCGCTATCCCGACGGCTCACTCTATCGCATCTACTCCACCACCGACCGACCGTTTCTTCAGTTGGTGGACCGAGAGGGCGAGACGTTCCTTCGCATACGCCAAGCTACCGAGCTGGGCTACACCGACTGCCCTTGTCCTGGAGCCGCCGACCTAAGCTATCCGTCCTCGGCTCTGAGGCGCAGTCGCACAGTCGGGGGGGGTAAGCTGGTGAACGCTCTGACCGCAGTAAGCGGCGGAATCTGTGTGTTTGTTGAATTATAAATTAAAGGAGAAATGAATTATGAGTTACAATACAACGAAGATAATCGTATTTAACGATGAAAAGGAAAAAGATGAAGACGTAAAACTCTTATACGCTACCGAATCCGGCATCGTGTGTATCACCTGTGGAGAGCGAGACGTATTTCTTACCCACGACCAATTTAAGGCTTTGGCTTATCTTATGAGGAGATGTTTCTATACAAGAGATATGTTGGATAAAACGCAGGTAGCCATCAATCGTTGCGATTGTCCTTATAACGTCTTTTCTTCTCACAACGAAATTACTTGGGAATTGGAGGTTAAAAAGGATGGAGATGAGAAATCTTGACTTTTATCAATATCCTCGTGGTAACAATGATGGAGGTAGATTATACACTGACGTTTGCCCGACCGTAACAATCAATTCGTGGCAACAAAATGTATTTCTAATTGAAAAATATGAATAACAGCGCAATAGACTATCACATCCCGAAAATCGGGGGGTATATACGCAAGCAACTGCCGAGTTCAATAAAGGAAGCCTAAGCGGACTAAGCCGCTGTCTGAAGGCTAATGTGAACGATGCAGGAGTAATGATTGAATACGAATAAAAGTAAGACAACAATGATCACAAAACTCAATTTCACCGACCGCACCATCAAGAGCTATGCCATCCGCAATCTCACACCCAAGGAGTGTTTTCGTCTGATGGGTGTTCGCGACAACGTAATCGGCACGATGCAGAGCAGCAATGCCCAGGCAGCCGAGCGAGTGCCCGATTGGAAGGGCAAGGGCAAACCCGAAGACATGGCTATATCAGCGTCACAGCAGTACAAACAAGCAGGAAACAGCATTTGTATAGATGTGTTAGCCTATCTATATCAAAACCTTTTCTACCCCGTACCACCCAAGCCGCGCTCTGGTGAACAGCTCTCGCTCTTCGACGACCTCGAAGACACGTTGCCCGCTTTGCCGCCCACCGCAGCCGACAAGAAAGAGGAGAAGTTATTCCTCACCACATTCTCCGGCTACGACTCGCAGCTCATGGCAGCCGACTTGCTAAAGTCTTGGCACTCCGATTTTCGTTGGACGTGCGTCGGATGGAGCGACATCGACAAATATGCTTGTCAGATGCACGACCTCGTATTTCCTCAGTTTGCCGACTGCGCCTTGGGCGACATCACCAAGATTGACTGGCACGAAGTAAAATGCTCACTCGAAGGTCGCGAAGTGGATCTTTTCACCTATTCGTCGCCATGCCAGGACATATCGCAAGCCGGCAAGCAGATGGGACTCAAAGAAGGCAGCGATACCCGAAGCGCTTTGCTCTGGCATGTAGCCAAAGCCGTGGAGGTGTTGCGTCCCAAATATCTCTTGCAGGAGAACGTAGCGGCGCTGGTTAGCCAGAAGTTCATGCCCGACTTCCAGAAGTGGCTTGACAAGCTCTCGTCGCTCAGCTACGTTAGCAAGTGGAGTCGGCTGAATGCTAAGAATTACGGTGTGCCGCAAAATCGCGATAGAGTGTTTTGTCTTTCAATGCGCAAAGACGTAGCCTTCGACTATCAGTTCCCCGAACCCTTCGAGCTGAAAACTCGCCTGGAAGACGTGCTCGAAGAGGAAGTGGCAGACCGTTATTTCCTAAAAGACGATGCCGTGAGCAAGTTCCTCAAGGCAAACGATTCGGACAATGCCCTATTCCTTCAGTTTGATTTGCCACCGACACACGAGGCGGCAATGTTCTTGAAAACGTGGCTTACGTTGTGGATGCAAGCAGCCGATGGTTGGAAAATGACATCTACAAGTCTCCAGCTCGCCCTTTATTCGGCAAAGCAGAAAATGGAGCAGTCTTATTCCGTGTTCATGGATAAGGGTGTGGCTGCGTTAGGCGATGAGTTTCAACGGTTGTTCAAGGAGAATATGGAGAGGAAGAAGGATGGAGACAAAGGACAGATACCTACAACAAGCAATTCGGGGGGGGTATCATCTACACCATTCAAGCTGGTGTGAGCAGCCGTAACCACTATTATGTAGCAGTAGAATTATGAATAACCCTTGCCCTATCGTCCTTGGCTCCTATAGCCCCTCGCAGAACGGCATCATTGTGTCACCACACGGCATAGCTCTGTGTATTGCTGGGGGAGGTAAGGGGCACGATGTGGATAAACCCAAAATTCTCATAGAGTATGATTGACTGTTCAATTCTCGTTCACTACCGCACCGAAGAGGCAAAAGCCTATCGCCGCAAGCATGGCGACCGTGGAGGGTGTAAATACGGCGATAAGTATCACCGGCCCAGTCCGTGGCCGTGGTGTAATTCAATAACAACAGTAACAAAAGACAACCTATTATGCTTAATATTCATCTGACACACGAAGCCAGAACCGAACGCGCGAAAGCCGTGCGTCGCTTAATAGGCACTAACGACTTTCGTGATAAGGAATGGCATCTGCGTAAAGGATGTCTGATGCAATGTATAGGTACATTTCTCACCACAGACAATCTGATAGTGTTATGTTACGAATAAGGATAGCAGCCTTCCGAGGTCGCCCGTTGAATGGTGACGGTTACTCCAACATTCAGCGAATGGAGATAAACGGGGGGGGTACAACCAACACCCTCACCTCAGTAGGCAAAGATAATATGGTATATATAGCGTATGAATAGACAAATTCCTTTCGTGCAACGTTTTGCGCAGCTCTGTCCTCGTCGGGGGTGGTACTCCACCGCCCTATCTGCACGCTACGACGGATGGGCAGGTCTTTATGACGAGCACGGACAGCACACTATTATATTAATAGAATATGAATAGGCATACACTAAATTGTCCGTCCGGTATCTGCTGCGTCCTGACATCCCATTATGCAAGAGAAGGATGGGCGAACATAGCAAGCAATACAACATCGCAATGCAAAGCGCCCGCAGTATTGATAGAATATGTGTAACAATCTAAAATAGAGATATTATGAGGCAAAGAAAAACAAGAAGCATCCCTAAAACGGGAGTAAAAACTTTCGAGAATGAGAAACTATCAGCTTTTCTCCACAGTCTGCCTGAAGGAGATATGCTTTATTCGCCTTTGTTAGGCTACATGACGGTGTATGACATCAACGAATCGGGCGTTGTGATGGCACTCCCTAATCCTGCCGAAAATGAACCATACGATTGGCCTTTCCTTTACGACGGACGTATATCGCACTTTCCCCAAGGAGAGTGTATGCTGTTTCTCTCGCATCTTTACCGAAGTTGGAATGTGCTCAAATTCCAGCTGGGCGACATCGTGGCAATGGACCTCAAGTATAAAGATGGCAACATTCTGACCTACATTGTGATTTTCAGCGAAGTGGAATCTACTGATTATCCCAAGATAAGGACATACGCCTGCTTATGCAAAAACAGCGACGTGCTTACTTCTTACGCTCTACTTGATCTTCGCGGTACACGCGAAGAAGAAGAAGAAAGCATCGAACTGAGATACGCTACGTCTACGGAAGAAAAACTTCTCAATAATGCCGTGGAGAAAATCGGGAAAAGATGGGACAAGGTAAAGCTGCGTCTTGTGTCATTAGATTCTGAAGCTCAAACTCCCGAGCAGCTGCGTGAGGACTTCAACGCCTTGCAGGAAAAATACTCTCGCTTGTGTAAACATTGCAAGAAGTTAGAGAATGAGCGTAACTATTTCCAAAAGAAAGCAGAGTTAGAGTCAGGTAGAACACAGGAAATATTATACAAGGCTATCGAATAAGTAGGGCAGAGTAAACTACAGACAGATGACTGACAAGTATTACATTGGCTGGATACGCTCCGGTAAGGATGGCAAAGGACTTGTAAAGAGTCGCCCACGTAAGCAAATAGCCAATGCTGTGACGACATTCACGCCAGGCAGTTTTGCCGACCCTCGTGACGGACTTGGCAATACAACACCGCATGTGATATATGAGTTTGAATAATAACAAGGGACACCGAACGGAATCTGGTCGGATGGCGAACGAAATTCGACCGGACGGCGAACGAAATCCAATCGGACTCCGAACGGAATCCAATTGGAAACCGAACGGAACCTGCCCTGCGGACTTTACAATACGACATTGTATGTAGTATAGGAGTTTAAATAAACCAAAAACGAATAAATTATGAGTAAAGAGATTAAGAGCACAGAAGAAGCTATCATTTGGCGTTTAGGCTTGATGGCAAAGGAAAATGTGGAATTGGAGCAACGTGTGCATCAACTTATGGACGAATACAACAGAGTCGCGAAAGAGTTGCGCGAAGCAGAAATGCGCAAGGAAGAAGCCCCTACGAGACAAACGATCAGCGAGATGCGCCAGATGCGCGACCATTGCGACAAGTTGGAGATCGAAAACAACGTTTTAAATAAGTTCTTAATCGCTGTTAGTTCGTTTCTGAAAAACCACAAACTGTATATGGCTTACGGAGTATCATGCCCTTATCAGTCTGGGCACCCTGCCGTGAGTTTCCCCTCCTGTCGAGAATGTTGTTCATATCTAAGTGAATTGCCGGACTGCGGTATGGTCTGCGACAAGAAACTTTCAGATGCAAATGTTAGTTTCACTCGCGCCGAAGATTCTTGATGGAGCACTTACTTACGTCGCCCTTTCTCCATTTCTTTCCAATATTGCAAAGATTGGAAAGAATGGAGTTCTCACTTCGAAACCGCGCACTCTGAGTATTCTGCGGTCAAAAACAATATTTCATTTATGATACAACATCAGCATTGGAAAGATTCTATTCGCATACTCGTCACCGATGAGCTGCATCATGGCAGCGTGCAGGCGTTTATTCCGAACCTCATTGAAGATAAGCCTTTGGATGGCGAGGCAGACGCTCTCATTTATTCGCTGTGGGTGGGAGAAGCGCACCGTGGTCGCGAGGTGGCAAAGCACTTGATGGAGGCAGTCGAAAGGGAACTGAAATCCTATGGCGTAAAAACTGTAGCAATATCGTGGGACGGACGCGACTCTCCCCAGTGGGTGTTGCAATGGTATGAAAGATTAGGCTACGAGGGAAAAGCGTTCGACTATCGCTGCTGTACGCTTCTCAAACGGCTGTGATATTTGTCATCAGATGAAACAAATCTACTACACATTTCTTTTTTATTAACGGATTTATAGAACAAAAATGAGTGACTTAAAGATTTTTGCTAAGACCATCGAGCCTGAAGCCAAGGAGCAAGTAAGGCAGATGGCAGAGAGCGCAGCCTACCGCGACTGCAATATACGCATTATGCCTGACTGTCATGCGGGTAAGGGATGCCCAATAGGTACGGTAATTCAGACTGCTGGCAAGGTTGTACCTAACACCGTAGGCGTGGATATAGGCTGTGGTATGTTGGTATTCAAGTTCGCTGAGAAGGATATAAACCTTTCGCTTCTCGACCGAATCATCAACGAGTCGGTGCCGAGCGGATTTGACGTTCACGAAAAGTCCAAGCTAAAAGATTGGAGTCCGTTTACGTCACCTCTTTTGCTCGATTTGCACGAAAGGACACAAGGTTGCTTCGATCTCGACTATATCGGACGCTCGCTTGGCACCCTCGGTGGCGGCAATCACTTCATCGAGCTGGACGAGGACGAGCTGGGCTGTAAGTATCTTGTGATACATTCGGGCAGTCGCAATCTCGGAGTTAAGGTGTGCAACTTTTTCCAACACTTAGCCAAGAAGAATGTGAATCGAAACGAGGAGCGCAAGCGCATCATCGAAGACTTAAAAAAGTACGGCTTAGAGAGGGAAATTAACAATACGTTGCGTCGCTTTGGCACCGTGCCTCCTGACCTCGCCTATCTTGAGGGAGAAGCCCTCAATGCCTATAATTTCGCAGCGAACGTCTGTCAGTATTTTGCCGACGACAACAGATGGAATATAGCAATGCCTATAATCCATGGGCTTCAATTATCGTTCGTGGATTTCTTTACCACCAGACATAACTATTTTGACATACACTCAGGCATCATCCGAAAAGGAGCTGTGCGTGCCGAAAAAGGCGAACAGCTCATAATTCCTCTGAACATGCGCGACGGTTGTCTTCTGTGTACAGGCAAGGGCAACGACGACTGGCTTCAGTCGGCTCCGCACGGTGCTGGCAGACTGATGTCGCGCTGGGCGGCCAAGAAGCAGCTCAGCATGGAGGAATACCGCCAGCAGATGCACGACATTTACTCCACATCGGTATGCGAGTCCACCATCGACGAATCACCAATGGCGTATAAGTCGGCAGTGGAGATTGAAGAGCTGATAGGCGACACCGTGACCGTGGTGAAGCGCATCAAGCCGATATACAACTTTAAGGCGAAGTAAGACAAATAAAATTTTTATAGAACAATGGAAACAAGCTTATTGAAAAACTTCTTGTGCATGTTGGGCGTGATAGGAGTAGTAATCCTTATCGCTTGCCTTATTTGCCTGTTGCGTGAGTTCTTTCGTACCAGGAGAGAAAGAAAGGCAAAGCAAAAGGAGGAATGCCAACAGCAGGAAAAACCTACATGGCTGCCGATACCGCCTGTGCTCCTCACTCCAAAAGAGCGGCGCGAATACATGCTCAACCATATCGAGGACGGACGGTTTTATGCAATCTTCTCGCTCCGCAACTCCGACACCACCATTGTATGCGCAAAGCGATACGATGCTGAAGAAAAAAGGCTCTATTGTTATGCTTACCTTTGGATAAGCGGAAATGGCGTTTATAACTTGCATGTCAGCGACCCTCGCGGTATAATCAAATTGCGTGATTTTCTCGGCGACAAGCCCCTACGTATCGACTACAATCTCAACCCTGCCCTCGTTGTCTTTGAAGAGGAAAATATCTCGCCCTACCTCACGGAGAGAGATTTCAACGACTTCGTGCTCAGTATACAGAAGGCTGGGCTTGAATGTAATATCGAGAAGGGCGAAGATAATGGGCTGGGCTCTTACAAATATCGCTTGAAAGAAAGAGAAAAGTGAGAACAAACATTATATTAAACAATTAAAAAACAAAACAACAATTATGGAAACAGTAATTTCAGCACTTATCATTTTTTTAGTTATCCTGCTCATTTGTTTCTTGTCGTCTTTGATTGACAAGTTCTGCGGAAAGCGCAAGGATGAGTTTATCGACAAGACCATCGAGAAGGCTATCGACAAGGTTTCGTCTGTCGTTACGTCTAAGATAGCGATGGTATTGGAGAAGTACAAGACAGGTCCCTGGTATCTTGTGGTATATACTGCAGCAGAGGGTTAGCCTATCTGGATTTCTAACAACAACATTCGTTCTGTGCATCCCGATGCTAAGAAACGCCGATTAATAGTGAAGCTATTCAATGGTGAGGATATGGTGATAGAAGACGTGGAGAGCTATGACATCCAGGCTGCAAACGAAATGGCAGACTTTGATTTTCTGTAAAGACAATACGCTCTAATTATAGACTTATGGAACATTCAACTATTGGATTAATCGTTTGGATTTTGGCAGTAGCGTTGATGGTCATTACGTTCCTCTATTGCATGCGTCGAGAGTCTGGCGGCAAGCGGACACCGCTTCGTCAGCTTCATTACACTTCTCCGACACCGCCACCTGCAACATGGAACCTCAAGACCGAGGCAAAGCCCGATAAAAATAATGGCTCGTGGTTTCTTGTGGTCTATGCCGATGTGGACGAAAGAAACTATACTGCCATTGCAGCGGAAAATGTTCTGGATTTTCAGTTTAGTGGCAAAAGAGGAGAAATGAGAATCCACAGCAAGAAACATAGCGGTTTTCCAGACGATACCCTGCACTTTGAAAACATAAACCGATATAAGTTTTTGCGGGCTTCACAGCTTGGAGATTATCGCGATATGGAAGATGAGTGATAGCCATCTCGTTCATTAAATATATGAATATGGCATAAAACATAACCGCAAAAAGACTTTCCGTAAAACATTGTTTTAAGACTGCGTGGCTCGCAAGGAATCCCGACTGCCCACAACTTGAACTTTCCATTTTTGGTTGTGGCAGGGAAGACGGCGAAGCCCGCAGTCTTTTTTATGTCCGCCCCAGCAAATCAAAATCCGCTATCTTTGCCTTGTAAACAATTCGAGGTTTCTCGCGGCATCTCGCAGCCCTCAACCAACAACACTAACAATACAACGAAAGAATGACAACAGTATCTTCTATCAGCGAGCTCCAACAGCGTAGTGAGGAACTCAAAGCACTGGGCTACGAGGCTGTGCGCCCGGCGGCTTACACCAGACCAAACATGGATGGTAGTCGCACGTTCTCCTGGGGCGATTACGCCCATTCTATGCTCACATCTTCAACTTCGGCAGACTCGGGCGCAGCCCGACGTGAGATTAGCACCGTGTTCGGTTCAAGCGGTGGAGAAAACAAAGCCGTACCGCAGAACGTAGGCACGCCGGGGTTAGGTTTTATGGAGTGGGGCTTGGGCAATCGACTGCCCAACATCGTGTACTTACTTTCTAAAATGTCGCCCTTCCCTGCTGCCGGCATCGACTTCGTGAAGAAGATACTCGTAGGTCGCGGTCCAGTCGCCAAGTACCACTATACACAGTACGTTGGCGGCAATATCACCGAGAAAAACATCCCCTTTGCTTCTGCTGGCACTCTGCTACGAGGTCAGATAGCGGACCTTAAGGCTAAGGAAAAGCAACTCTCAGAATCGGAGAACGAAAAATCTCGTTCGGAGGCTCAGTTCACACCGTCGGCGCCCTCGCTCTCCGAACCGAACAGCAGCGAAGACAGCGAGGAGATGAAGTCGCTAAAAGAGGATCTTGCCGAATGGGAACGCACGAACAAAGAACTTCAGGAGTTTATTGACAACAACGACCTGCATCGCACCTATCTCGATATGGCTGGCGATATGTCGCTTATGTCACAATGTTTCTGCGAGATTCAGCTTAATCAGCGTCAGCTTGACAAGGACGGACACCCAGTACCTACATCGCAGTGGACCCCGAAGGTTGTCGGACTGAAGCATCGCAGTGTTTTCACAACCCGACTGGAGCGCATGGACGATCAGTATCGCATCAACTACGCATACACATCTAACCAGTGGCTCGATTCGTCGCAGGTGCAGACCTCGCTCAAGCCCGAGGATATGCGCATAGCCGCCGTGC